TACTTGTGCCTAACCTGAATGTTGCTGGAACAACAACGACTGTTGATACTGTGACTATGGAAGCAGCAAATGCAATCGTGTTTGAGGGTGCTACCTCTGATACTAACGAGACAACTCTAACCATAACTGACCCTACTGCTGATAGAACAATCACTCTACCGGATGCTACCGGAACAGTTGCTTTGACTAGTCAGTTATCTGATACACAGTTAACAACAGAAGAGGTTCAGGATATAGTCGGAGCCATGTTTAGTTCTAATACTGAAACAAGAATAACTGCGACTTACCAAGATGGCGACGGTACGATAGACCTAGTTGTAGATGATATGACTACCGATACAAATACAAACCAACTAACCACATTTACACTGACAGGTGATTCCGGTAGCAATCAGACAATTGCTCACGGTAATACCCTTGACATTGCTGGCGGTGATGGTATTGCCACAGTCGTAGGTGCTACTGATACAGTTACTGTGGGACTTGATATCGATGGTATGACCGATATTGGTGAGGCTCTAGTTGATGCAGACCTGATGATAGTGGATAACGGGGCTGGTGGAACAAACAGGAAGGCTACTATGTCTAGATTGAAGACATATATGCAGAACAATCTAACGTTCACAACAAACACAAATACGCAACTTTCCAATGAACAAGTACAAGATATTGCAGGAGGAATGTTTTCATCAAATACTGAGACTCTGATTACCGCTACATATCAAGATGGCGATGGCACAATTGACCTAGTAGTAGACAATGATTTGTCAAATTATGATAATAGTTCTTCAGGATTTATTACTGCAACATTGACGACTGAACAGGTTCAAGATATTGTCGGTGCTATGTTTAGCAGTAACACGGAAACTAGAATATCGGCAACGTATCAGGATGGTGATGGAACAATAGACCTAGTTGCAGATGACATGAACTTCTCTGTTTCAGATATCACAGGTGCGACTGCACTTACGAGCGGTCTTGCATCAACGGATGAGTTTGTCATAAGTGATGCTGGAACACTAAAGAGAATGGATACATCTGTGTTGCAGACATACATGCAGAACAACCTAACTTTTACCACCAACACAGATACGCAGTTGTCTAATGAGCAAGTACAAGATATCGTTGGAGGCATGTTCTCTAGTAACACTGAGACAGGTATAACGGCAACATACCAAGACGGTGACGGTACAATAGATTTGGTAGTCGGTACATTGAATCAGGATACAACAGGTAATGCAGCAACAGTCACAGTCACTCTTGATGAATCTACGAATGCCAACAATACTATTCCATTCCTTAGAAGTGATGGGACATTAGCAAAAGATGGTGCTTTCAGATACAATCCTTCTACTGATACATTAACTGCGACAAAGATTCTCGCATCAAATTCAATCAGCCTTAACGGTCAAGTTTTCAGTTCTATTTTAGATGAGGATGACATGGCTTCTGATTCCAATTCTGCTTTAGCAACTCAACAGTCTATCAAAGCATATGTCGATTCAGAGATAGCAGGAGTAGGTGGTGGAAGCGGAGATATCACCGCAGTTGTAGCAGGTAACGGTCTAACTGGTGGAGCAACTACTGGTTCTGCAACACTCAACATTGGTGCAGGAACTGGAATAGATGTAGCAGCAGATGCAATCTCAGTTGATGTGTCTGACTTCATGGCTAATGGAGCAAATAACAGAATTGTAACTGCAACAGGCACAGATGCAATGAATGCAGAAGCAAATCTTACTTGGGATGGTAGCACACTGGTAGTAAGTGGTGGAACAGGAGATGCAGTATTATCACTGAGGGCAGATTCAGACAACTCAGGTGAATTAGACCAACCGTACATGGAATTCGTATTGGATGGAAGCACAACACACTCATCTATTGGGCATTCATCTGATGTCTTCCATGATGATGCAACTGACAATAACACACTGATTATCGCTAACTCAGCAGCAACTAACGCTTCAGGGTCAGGAATAGTTCTCAAAACAGGAAACTCAGCAGGACATGAGAATGCTGTTGAAAGAATAAGAATAGCACCTACTGGTGCTATTAAGTTCAACGATGAATACACATTCCCCACATCGGATGGTAGTGATGGACAGGTTCTAACTACCGATGGTAATGGAACATTAGCCTTTACAACAGTAAGTGGTGGTGGCTCAGACACCAATACCTTCGTTATTTTCGGTGAAGAGTCGGATGATTATATCACATCCACAGCCTCCGCCGGTAACGCTAATGGTTATCAATTCTCATACGGCAATGGAGCGCAAAACACTACCAAGTCCTCAAGCGGTTCTGACTTTGGTATTGCATTGCCCGTTGCTTGCACGTTGTCAAGATTGGATTTTACCTTTGGAAATAAGGGTTCAGAAACCAATTCCAGCAATCAGACACTTACGGTGTTCAAGAACAGAGCATCAACGACTACCACTGTCTCGTTTAATGCAAGTGGAACAGGCGGTAATGCCTTTACAAAATCATTCTCTTCACTTAGCGGAACTGGAGTATCGTACTCAGCAGGAGATACTTTCAACTTGAGAACAACTGGGCTGAGTGGATTCACAGATACCCAAATCGGCCCTGCAAGGATGACGGCATACTTTACAGTAGCATGAGGTGATTAAATGGCAATAGGAGAACACGGAGAAGAAATAACGATTAGCATGGAAGAAGCAATGGCGAAGGTCAGGTCAACAAGAGACTCAATGTTAGAGATGTATGTAGACTATTATCAATCTAAACCCTTGTTGTATAATGCATTAACACAAACAGAACAACAGGAATTAGCAGATTATAGACAAGCACTTCTTGATTGGCCTGAAGAAATACAACAAATATATGGTAATACTCCACCTAACTCATACTCTAAGTATCAGCCATACCAACCTGATTTCTTTCAGAATCATCCAAGGGGTATAATGTTCGTAGACCCACAATCTCCATTGGGTAGAACACTAAATGGGAACTAAGCCTTCTTCTTTCTTCCTTTCTTCTTAGGTGTCAGGATGTTCCTAGCAGTCTGACAACAATAACGAATCTTCTGAGTTGACTCTAACTTCCAAAAGGAATCTCTTTCCAACCCGAACTTATCCTCAATGTGACAACACAACTCATACCTACTCATCTTAGCGAAGTCATCATCAATCTCCAAACCAAGAACTGGCCCTTCAGGATGGTCTAGTTTCTTATCTAGCCAAACGTAGGTGTTTCCCATCAATGCAATTAGTTTCCTGATTAGCCACTGTTTCATTTCTTAGCCTCCGTTTTCTTCTTCTGCTGCTCGATGAACTTTCTGTATATGGCTGCCTCCTTAGTCTTACCCATTTCTCTTGCTCTTTGCTCCATTGCTATTGCAGCCTGAGTCTTATGTGCGTGGCTTCTATCGCTTCTTTTTATCTTGGCTACTGATTTTCTAGATGTCTCCTCATCCTTGAATCCTAATCCGTGAATAGTTCCCTTTGGATTCTCATCAGTATACAAATCAGAATGCTTCTTTGAGTTTCTTCTTTGTCCTTTCTTTCTTGGGATACGAGGTGCTTTTACTGTGTCGAACCAACTCATACATACGCCCCGCAATAAGTGCAGAAGCACCCTTGTTTTGAAAACACGATTGGTCTAATCCATTCACAAGTGATACATACGCCTAAGTCGAACTCACTTTTCATGGTCTGAACCTACTCCAACACCACAGCCCACGACACAGTTCCCATATAATCATTCATCATCCCATTCTTTGAACATCTCTTCTAGGCATCGTAGAAACATAGCACTGTTTGATTTACTCATTCTAAGCACCCCATTTTAGATATGCTATAAAAGCAAAGTTGAGAAATAATATCCCTATTGCTAATGGCATAAGGTTGATTTCTATTTCAGCATTTATTACGTCTTTTATTATTCGGTCATCTACAAGAATCATATAGTTTACTTTACACACTAGGAAGTAAAAATAAATTCCGACTTTAAGTGCGTTGCTGTTGGTCGGATTTTGGCCGAAAAAAAGCCAAAAAAAAGGCGAAGTGGCCTAGTAAAATTAATTACTAGACCACAACGCTTTACATTCTCTGCACTGCCATATGTGCAAAGTCTCAGAAGAGCCAACGACTCTGCCCTCTATTCTTCTAGGAATAGTTTCCCTAGAACATTGAAAGCATATCTTAGCCAGTGCCACTGCGACCACGTTCGTCTTCAATTAGATTCTCCATGTACTCTTCGATGGTGGATTCAGTGTATTTACTGTTACCAAACGCAGCGAAGAATAAAAGAGAAATAATGATGACGAAGACAATCCATCCAAACCATTCCCAAGGACTCATCTACCACTTCACCTCCAATTCTTTTGCTTTTTCTTCTTCTATGGAAAAACCCTTTACTATGCTGTTTTCTTTGCCGTATACCCACAGGTCATAGACTAACTCGCAGTCCTTGAGACAGTAATCTGCTACTTCAGTGTATCTACCGTCTTTCCAAACCATAGGAGCATCAGCACTTTCCATTAACTTCTCAGCACCTAATGTGTGATGCACAAGATTGGAAAGGCTGTATCTTTCACCATATTCCTTGTTCAATATTCTACTGGTATCGATGTAGGCTTTCTTATCTAGGTATTCCTTAATGCAGTAGATGTCCATAGCATTCTTCAATACTGCTAAATCGAAAGAAACAATATTGTGTCCTAGAAGAACACCATCATTCTGTCGATGTGCATCTAAATCAAACTTCAACTCAGAGAGTGGTTTGACTACGACATTTGATTTTCGTATCGAAGAGATTGGCTCGTCAATATACACCGTTCCTGTATTGCCATCCCATGTGCATACAGTAGACACTTGAAACATATGCGTGTTTCCCCACCCACCTATTTCATGTGAGTAGTTCTTTGTCTCAATGTCAAGGGCTAAGACGTTCACTCGTCACCACTTTCCCCTGTCCAAAGATTTGCAAGTTTCTTAGCCTGAGCCTCTTTTGGATTCGGTGCTTGGATTAGGTTTGGTTTAACCATCCATGCAACTAGATGTTCTCCACCACCAACTGTTATCATTGTTGATAGATACCATCCATCGTTCCCATATGTATTCAGGGACTCATTTATCGTTTTTGGGCCATCACTTACTGGAAACACCAAGAATTGATGTTCGTATGTATCTTTTTTTGTCATTCTTTTTCCTCCTTATTTTTCATTCTCACATATGCTCGTATTCCGATTTTCTTGTTATCGAACATATCTGAAATCTCCTTAAACTGTCTGTATATGGTTGCTTGTCCCTTCTTAGTATCTTTTCTTACTTTTTCTAACAATAGTGCTTTATTCACCCAACCATCATCGTCTTCTCTCAGCAACTTAGTGTACGCCATTCTAAAAGCATTAACATTCACTTTCTCATGTAAAGCAGTTGCCTTCACCTTCAAGGCTACATCAAGCCACGTTACCAGCGATTTATAGCATTGTCGAATGACCGAAGAGGCTTGCCGTACATGCCTTTCGGTAACAATAAACCTCTTTTGTTTATCCTTGATGTTCGGTGCTTCGGCAATGCAACACAAGACTGCAAGCCTAGTCATAGTCTGATTCAACCTTGTGATGAAGTTGCCAGCAATCTCAAACACTTCAGGTCTACTGCTTGAGACATAGTTTCTCATCTTATTCGATTCGTTCTTCAGAGCATCATTGAATCCCCTACCGAATCTGATGGTGTGAAGTGGGTCATTACCTGCATCTTCATATCTCTCTTTCAGTGCATCGTAAATCAAAGCAAAGTTGTTTGCATGTTTCTGAATAGGAGCATTCTTGGGTTTGATTGTTCCTATCTCATCTAGAATCATTTCTCTCAATTCATCCTGTATTTCCTGTGGAACTTCTCTGATGTAGATTAGAGTCCTTTGGATAACTCCCTTCTCTGCTATTATGCTAGTTAGAGTCTTAGGGATGTATGTAGTTGCGTACAGACTTCTTTGGCTTCTGCATTCAATCATATCACCTTGACGTAGTTTCTTCTGTATAATCCAGTTCTCCCCATACAGAGTGTTCATGAGTTTGTTTAGATACATGATTACATTCTCTTTATGTTGAGAAGCCTTGAAGACTCCTGAGTATTCAAACTCGTCATAAGCAATTAAACCACTTCCTTCTAAACCTCCATCTATCTGAACTAGTTGTTCTTCCCAAGATGTGTTTCCATTCTCATCTTCTACCTCTACTCTCTCCTTCTCATTAGAACCAATTAAAGCAGCATCAGTAGCATCATCAACAGAAAACACATCAAAGGTAGTACCATGTTTAGCATTAATCAAACGCATGGCTTCCTTGCCAATAGGCCCAAAGAAGTTATACATCTCGGTTTTACCTGTTCCTGAAGTCTGCATCCATAGGAAATGTATTCTTGTGTCATCTCTTCTTGTGCCACTCGGTATGGAAACCATGTCCTTTGACAATTGGCCTAAGATAACAAAGAAACCAATCGCTGCTGGTATCTCATTATACTTTGACATGTCTGCTGCATCTTTCACATACTGTTCTACTACCTTTGGTAAACTGTTTTTCTTCTCTATTGGAGCAGTTACATTCTCACTCAATCCTTCATAGTATAGTCGGTCTTCATTATATTCATCATTTTCATTACTCATTCATATCACCATTTTTTCTTCTTTGTTCAGCACATCGATTAGCCTCTTGGCAATCACATTTCCAAACCCATCTAATTCACATATCTCCTCGATGGATGCCTCTCCTATCTCCATGATAGAGCCGAACCTTTCTATCAGGAGTTTTGCTTTCTTCGGGCTTATGCCCTTTATTGTGCATAGCACATCTATTCTCAAATCAGTAGTCGCTATACGCTTTCTGATTATGCTAGGAGTGTGTATCTCTCTATCTATTGGATGCATCTTACAGACAACAGCGATTAGTCTCGCTGCTTGTCTAGCAGATGATACCCAAATGATGTTAGCGTCTGTATCTAGTATTATCTTACCAAACGCACCATCAAACTTGTTTCTCAACATCCTTGCCTGTCCTGCCTTGTTGTTGACATAATGCAAGTGATTCTCCAAAGCATCGTTGAAACTACCATATACAATCACAACGTTGTTCATGAACTTAGCATCCATGTTATCCAATTGATTCCAAAGCCTCTTGTTTATCACAGAGGATAGAAAATCAAATGTTGACTTCGCTTCAAAGCAGACATCAGCAAAGGTATAGTCTCCGATATCTAACCATTCCTTCTCATATGGTATGTTCATCTCCTTACAGTAGGTTTCCACTAAGTCAGAAAGTTCTGAAGACTCTCTACTGTCAATCTTCAGTTTATCCATCGTGATACCTCCAACACTTTCCCACACAGAAGCCTTGGGGGATTAGCACGTTACTACAACTAGGAGCGTTATACCCCTTGTCCACTATTCCCCTAACATACCTCTCAGTAGTAGGTGCATTCCAATCAAGCCATATATCGGTCTTTGATGCTATTGTCTCAAGTTCATTCATTATGCTAGTTATGATTTGTTTGTTCTGCTCAGGAGTAGGATTCCTATTACCCATGCTCAGTAAATCACGATACCATTGAACAAGATAGACTCTAGCGTAATGACTAGGGTTCTCAACCATAACCGCATTATGCAAACACGGAAGGATAGGAATCTTACCAACAGGAGTAGGTATCTCTACCTCTATATCACTTAGTTCAATAGGTTGCATCTCAGGAAAGACCACTAATTTATTTCCATAGTTAGATACTATCTTTCTAGGTTTCTTAGCCATTTCCAAGATAGAGCCTAAATCTAGTTCTAAGTCTTCAACCAACAGAGGTATACAGAAGTAGGGATTACCATTCTCGTCTGAACTACTTAGGTTCATTGAGTTTGGTAGTCTCCTTAGCCTATTAGTTTGGATACCCGTTCTATCAAGCGTAGGCACACCATTACTGACTTTGGAATAATACTGCTGAATGCTTCGGATATCATCAACGGGTTCTCCATAAACAAAAACATGGAAACCCTTGCCACTAAAATACATTTTGAAGATGTTATCTTCAGCGACTAATTCAGTTACTACTTTCTTAAGGTCACGATAAGCATCTTCCAATGGTTCGTCATGAGCATCAAAATCTAGGAATGCTCTGTCCAATACAACAGAGTTTTCCATCTTTACTTCATTCTTGAAGTGTTCAAAATCATAGACTGTCGTATAGCAGTTCATCTTCCCATTAAAGGAATTGAACCAATTAACAAACTCACTCTTCGTCTTGACTACTCTTCTCTTCATTTGTGGAGCGTTTCTTAGATGACTTCCGGCCCACACTTCTCTTGGCATTTTCATTTTTATTATCCTCCTTAAACGAGACTTTCGCTTCAAGCAACTCTGCTCTTACGACTTCTGCTATTTTTATTCTTAATTCTGTCATTACTGTATTCATGTATATCTGACCGAATGGTGTTCTCTCTTCAGCAAACACATCAGTCTCCCAAATCATTTTCAGTTTATCAGTTGTAGGCATTTTCTCATACAATGTCTCTGCTAGATTGTTGACTGTATCAGATACATTCGCAATCTCTGAGAAACTCCATACCTTTTGATTTAGTTCTTCTTTTACCATTTTATCTATCATTTTTTCTTTCTCCTTTTCTTATATTCTTCTTTCGCTTTGTAGTAATCTTCCCACTTCATCAGAACCAACTCTCAGTATTAGCCGCATCACATATGCCGAAGAAACTGCAATTTGAACATGTCTTTGCAAAATACTTAGTTGGGAAGATACCAGTCTCATAGGAATGAATCATCTCTGCTATTCCTTTTCTCACAGCAGTCATGCTACTCTTCTTGGCATCTTCAACATAGATGTAATTAGCAGCAGGATAGTACCAACCCCAATGAGAGATTGGTAAATTAGGGTCAATACCCATCTCCTCTAACTCTGCATTTGGTGTATTCTCAAAGAGAATCTTGTAGAAGGCCATCTCCTTACGCATCATAGTCTTCTTCCAGTCTTTCCAACTACCAGTCTTTAACTCCATAGGAATGTATCTATCACCTTCCTTGAACATCCTATCGATGATTCCCTGTAAGTGAACAGTGTAGTTCTGAGATAGTTCGTATTTAGGATTCTCATTCCTATCAATCTCAATCCTAGCATCTAGCATTATCTCATTAACAACAGGAACGAAGTCATCAGTAGTTCCTTCATCCTTTGATTCTAAGAATCTATTTGCTTCAAAGATGGACATTGCCTCATACATCTCAGTGTAGTCATCAATTGGATGAAGGCTCATACAATAGTTGACCAGTTCCTCATGCGATAGGTTCTCTGCCTTCTTTACATCAAAGGCATTGAAGAACGCCTCTCTAGCATTGTGTATGATGCTTCCTTTAATCATCACTTCTGTTGTTTCTATTGGTCTCTTCTCGACATACTGAAATTCATATCTCTTTGGACACCATTGATAAGAACCGAGAGAAGACTTCGATATCTTCAGTATTGGTTCTCCTTCTTGTCCATAGTTTTCAGGTTGCCATTGGTATGTATATTCACTCATTTATTTTCACTTCCTTTATTTTCAAAACCATTCCTCCAAGGATGATTGTTGTGTGTCTTTCTTTATCTGCATGATATCCCACCCCATTGCTCTGAAGATAGGTTCTGCTTTCTTCACCACTGATTCTGCGTAGTGAGACCAATCAGGGTCAAAGTCACCAAACTCATCAGCAGTTAATCTAGATACATAGTTAGGAGTAGTAAACTCCTTAGTTACAGGATGTAGGTAATGTTCTCTACAATTCTTAACTCTAAGATAAAGATAGGTATCTTCTATCTTTTCATAACCTTGTGAATGACTAAACAGAACTCCTTCGACTCCTGCTGCAAAGGTGGGTCTCTTACCACCAACAGTTACGAAATTAGTGTGTTCCATTTCTCTACCTAAGTCATCAAAGCATTTGCCACCGCTATCCATTAGGTCAAAGACACTTACTGACTTGTTATTCCAGCCCTTATCGAACCTAGCCTTTGGATTACAGTCTTTGCAGACCAATCTGAATCTCTCTTCACGATATCTGCTTCTTTGTAGAACATCTGATAGTGGAATCTTACCTTTCATAACAGAATTATACTTGTCATTCAGATAAGAAACGATTTCTTGTTCTGTTTTACCTTCTACCCACATGTTTAGGACAGAAAGTTGGACATCTTTGGCTAATTGTGTCAAAGATACCCTCTTTGCAGTGAATCCTGTCATCACAAACTCCTCTTCATCGAGAAATTCACCGTCTTTCCAAGTAATTAGACCTGCATTTCTGTTCTTTGTTGCTCCAACACCTAAAGTTCGGAAGTATTTCTCAAACTCTAGTGTTACGGGGTGTTCTTTCAGTCCCATAACGTTAGGAAATGCTTCTCTAACATGCTCATTTAGTATTTTCAGCGTTTTCTCAGCAGTTTCAATACTGTTATCCTCGATATCAACGTAAATTGAGTCAGTATGACCGTAAACCACCTTCATGTTAACAACTCCACTGCTATAATAGTCGCAATAATCACTTTCACGAAGCCAAATACAGTTCTAAGAAGTGCAAGTGTTGCAAATCTGTCTTGTGACCATTCTTCTATACTCATATTAGGTTCACATCCTGTAATATCGATACAATACCATAAACAAACACAATACCGAATAAAACTCGACCTGTTACTCTAATAGCAAGCCTACTGTCCTTGAGAATCTGACTTAACGCCTGTTTTCTCAGTTCAGTCTCTGACTTAGGCTCTTCCTTTATCCTTACCTTCGTAAAATCTACATCTGTACTCTTAATTGGCATTATAACTCCCTCACTTTGAATGCTGCAATACGAATTGCTTCTCTAGCACTAGCAGTTATACTAGCAGCCAAATCAACATCAGCCCAACCGAATCCCTGATACGCAATGATACCATAGAAGGATGCCATCAATCTCTTGACAGCAAGTTGGTTATTGTTCCACTTTACATATTCACTTTTACTTTCACTTTCTTTCATTTTCACTTTGTATTCGTTTCTCAGTTCTTTCAACTCTAGAACTGCTTTGGGTAGTAGTCCTAATTCATTTGTGTTGTAATATCTCATGTCATAGTCTTCAACTCTAGAGAAGTCCTTTGGTGTTCTTAGATTTACACCAAATTCTGTTGGTGTTTCTGACTTGGTTTCCCAAGATATATTCCTTGCAATCATCATACTTGGATACAGACCTGCGAAGTCAAATGCTGCAACACCCAAATGAAGACCATTTGTGCCTTCACTGAGCGGGTCATAGACCATTGCCCCATCATACTCTACCCTGTCTCCTTTCCTGCCCGTAGGTGCTTTCCATGAGGCATTTCTCATGAAGTATATCCCACCCATGTTACTAGCGTAGAAGCAAGCGTCAAATGGTGCAATCAGTAAACGTTGTAACGAGAGTATTGCTTCAGTAGTGAAGTTCTCATCGTCTATCCTCTTGATTAACTCAACGTCTTTCAAGGCATACTCTAGATATGTCTCATTGTCTTCTTGCCATCCTCTCCTGAAGAACTCATTCTTATCAGGAAACTTCTCGCTAACTAGTTTCTTTTCTCCTAAGACATACTCTGAAACATAGTCTAGTGACAGAGATGGTAGAGTACCTCTCTGTGCATCGTTCCATTGTCTCTCAAAAGCCAAATCAAGTGGCACACATATTCTGCCTTTGATTGGCTGTGCTATTGGAGAGTAGTTCTCTATCTGCTTAGTCTTCAGAACTCTCTTTCTCTCCTTGATGTTCCATTCAACTCCTGTTACTTCGTGAACAGGAGAAAGCAATCGAGGGTCTATCCTGTTTGCGTCTAGCCTCTCAATCAACTTAGGCAAGTCGAACTTCCATCCGAACCAAGAGATAAGCATGTCAGGGTCTTTCTCGACCAACATCAACATGAACCGCTCAAGAACAGTTCTCTCAGTCTCATCCGTATCAGGAAGCCAACTCAAAGTATAATACTCATCATCATAGTTATCGTAAATGACAATGGCAGTAATAGCACCATCATGCTCACCGCCTTGCATCCACTCCATATCCCAATACCACTTTCTTAGATTGTACTCAGGAAGTTCATCTAATTCATCAACAGCATAACGATAGTGATGCTGAACATCTGCTTCATAGGTTGGAATGTTCCTATCATGATAGTATGCTCTAACCTTACTAGTGACATTTCTAGCATCGGACTTCATCGTTTTGTGTGGTGTCCAAGTTACCTTCAACAGTGAATCCCCTTGAAGATTAACCCAATCACCCCTTTCATAAGTAATAGTAGCGGGAAACTTTTCTTTCTGCTGATAACCTTCCTTCAAGAAGACCTTACTTTCAGTATCAGCATCTACGACATTGGAAGCCTCTACAAAGAAATATGGAGAGAAGTCGGCGTAGGGAATCTCTTCCTCTACAACCTTCTTCTCTTCATCTCTCCATCTTAGAAAGATACCATCTTTTGTGTTTGCTATTATCATATAATCACCGTGTAATGTATGGGGCTTTGATTAGTATTCTATCTCCACTAGACCAAATCACAGGAGACTCGTCTTTGAGATAGATAGTGACTGCAACAGAACCACGAAAGAACTTGTGGAACTGTCCAGTAATCTCTACTGTTGCCGATTCACCATTTGAAGATGCAGTGTCTACTACTACATCCACCTTGTCAATGTCAGACCTTCTGCTTGAGATAGTGAAGACTTCCTCGTTAGCATCCAACAGATACTTTGCATTGTTGATGACATCACAGGTCTTGATTGCATCAGCAAGTAGAGTAGAGCCTGTTGTTATGATTGATTCAAATGTCACACTACTGAATACTGGATTCTCAGGAGATATACTATATCCTTGAATCCTAGCAATCATGGTTGCATTTGGATGGTTAACGACCAAAGGAAGACTTGCTCTCTTTCCTCCACCCTCATCTTGTAATAGGATAAAGTCATCTGCGTCTAGCAGAACACTGTCTCCTGTAAATGTCTTAAGATACTTCAGCATCTTATCTATCTCTACAACAACCATATTGCTTGCGTCTTGTCCTCTATCTTGTAAGATAGGAATAGTGACCCGACAGATAGTTTGGTTGTCTGCGTTGTATATATTCAGTAAGTTATCCTCTACGAGTTCAAGCATTGCATAGTCTGTTAATTGACTATTCTTTGCTGAGTCTCCGTTGTGGTACTTACCCTTCATCCATACATCTTCTATTGCGTTTGTTAATACTCTATTTGCTATTTCTATTTTCATTTCTATTCCTCCTTCGTTGGGTAGATGGGATGGGCGTTAACCCACCCCACCTACTTTTACATTGTATCAAAGTTCTCCTGCTTTGATTTCAGGGAAGCCTATCCAGTCCACCTTACCATCTTCAATGGTTAAGACCTTCAATCTCTTTCCAATCATCTCAGGCTTCCTAGCACTTGCCTCAACCATAGCGGTAAAGGTAGCACCATTCTTCCTGATGTCTCTCGACATTCTCACTGTTGCAGTGAAGATATCTTCTGTTGTAGAATGCCAGTTAGCCTCTACACCAACGGGGTTTGGATTACCCGCATACTTGTCCTTAGAGTGAGCAATCACTATTCGATGACAAGGCATCTCTAGTATCTGCTTATGCAAGAAGTTCTTGTAAGGGGTGTTTCTATCTCCCCAAACATAAGGTGGTTGCTTGATTACTGTATCAGCATCCATACCATGCTTCTCACGCATCTTGGTTTCACATACATCAGTCAGGAGTTTATCTGCTCCATCTACGATGACGGCCTTCAACTTGTTTTCAGCAAGATACTCTTTTGCCATCTCATAGAATGCTCTAGCATTGTTCATCGTTTCATCGAAGTCTACTAGACTACCATCCTTTCTGACGATTGGATTGTAGACAATTAGATTCTCGATGTTGTCATAGTGGTTACGCTTCACATCTATTGCTCTGTTGTCGAAATCAAACACTAGAACATGTAGTCCATTCTTTATGTCTTCTTCAGTCAGTATGTCCATTGCTGTTGCTGACTTAGCGGATTTGGGTTCTCCCCATATACCAAGACACAGGAACGACTTGTTGTTCTCCTGTGATTCCTTAATCTGCTGAAGCATTGCCTCCTTTCGGAGAGCATACTGCCCCTTTGCAGACTCGTTCGTTGTTACTGCTTTTGTTTTATCTGTTGTTGTCCAACTCATTTCTATCACCATTTTTATAATTATCAGGATTAAATGAAATCCCTTTCCATTGTTCTAGTAGGTCGTTAAGTTCAACGAGGGATAACTTTACCCTCACATCCTTTGATACGAAATGGAACTTAGTCCAATAGTCTCCCGTATCGGGATTGTACTTCCAAGTTAGGAAGTCTACGTCATCCATAAGAAAAGCGAAACTCCTCCCATGAATGACGAGACCTCCATTGGAATCAGCACTCATACTGTATTCCATTTACGTCACCTACCTTACTCAAAGAACCAGTCTTCTGACTCATCTACGAAGTCTACTTCTTCAGCACTTCCACCTCTGCTACTAATCACATGAAGACCAGCAACGTTGATGCTAACAGGTCGGATGTTACCGTCTTGGTCAACACCCTGAGATGTTCGACCAACTACGAGAACCTGTGAACCTATGCCAAAGTCAATTGGTATATTCTCAGGAATCCAACAGGTAGTACCACTCCAACCGTCATTATCAAAGTCAAAGTCAGTGTTCAGGTCATCAAGATTCAATATCCTGTTTCCATTTGCTGTTGGTGTTACGTTGATACTGTTGACAGTCCCATCGGTAAACACAAACCTGTCATCCCAATTGGCTTTGTTGTTTGCAGTTTGATGATACTTGTCCAACGCAATCAATGGACTGTAATTACTGCCACAGTATTCCATCATAGCATCAGACATAACTATCTGAGATACATCTCTCTTCATCTCAGAGTCATCTGCTAAGTCAACATTGTAGACCAATGACTCGACAGTTTGGTTTGCTCCACCATGAATCAAGTCTTCTCTGTTTGAGTTTGGTATCACATCAAAGTGAATAAACTCAAAGGTCTTAGGCTCAAAGTTAACACAGTGTTCTTTCTTGTATGAGAAGAAATACTTACCCATCTTACCATCAACTTCTCCTACAAACACACCCTTTCTCTGATACTCAGATGCAGGTTGTGGCTTACCATAGTTCTTGTTCCAGTCACCCTGTCGAGTGTCAAGTGGCACAATGAATCTACCACTGTCAACTTCTACGTTATTCTCAGGCAACTTCTTCATGTGCTTGACAATCTCTTCACCATCTCGCATCATTCTTGCTTCATATCCATCACCATCTTCAGTGAAGATGGCAACTCTTCCAAGAGAGTAAGTCATATCGCTGTCACGCATATACTCGTTAGTTAGTCTTTCACGACTTCTTGCTGACATATCGATAGCATCATTCAGTGCTACGAAGAACCCGAAGGCTTTCCTGTATAGACTGTTAGAGTCTTGTCCACTTGGTTGCGTTTGTTGTCTCTTCATTACATTACGAGAATTACTAAAGAACTGTCGCCAAAGACTACGAGCCAGTAAAGGCTCTTTTTCAGGGTCAACGTTGTTCTTGGAACAGATTTCCTCAAACCTCGCTAACGCATCGTCTAGGGACATCCCTAGCAGTTCTGCTGCTTTTTCAATTTCATTTCTTATTTCATCATTCATTTTTATTTTCCTCCTTTGTTTTCATTCTCTTTCTTTCATGTCTTATTTCCACTAGTCCTTCTGTCAGCATGACTACGCCACACAATATCCAAAAGAAATTGGAATCTACGCTGATGTAACCTAGCGTGTTTAATATTGGCAGTACAATCAGCAATGCACCGCCTATCGCTATTATCTCATACCGGAGTAGTAGATGTTTGATATCTTCAATATCCACTACACCGTCTTTGTTCAAATCCATTTTCATATTCATACCTCATTCTAAAATCTCCTTCTAGGTGAATCTAACCATCTCAAAAACTGTCTCAATATTACTATACCTATCAGGAACTCAATCATCAAATCATCTGTCCTATCATCCAAGATGCAAGCAACTTCGGAGTCATATTGCTACTCCTCCACTCTGCCTCTCCGACAACCCTCAACATTTTGAACTTCTTGGCTGCTGGCATATCCGTCTTGATGATAACATCATGTAGATTAACACAAATAGTGTTCATATCAACTGAGTTATACAACAAACCATGCACCTTTCCTAAACAATTCTCATAGTTATTATCATCAATCATTTGCAATATTTCAGTATAGGGTTCAAGATTCTTGTCAATCTGATTCAGTAGTGAGGACTTACCGTAGATAGCAGCCTGAAGTTCAGTAAGCCCTCTTCTCATGTCTCCATGTAAAGAGTCTATGAAGGTTTCCAACTCTTCACTGGTTACATGTGTAATCTCCTCATTCTCCAAAACTCTCGTTAGAAGAAGATGCATAGACTGAGGCTTCAATCTATGAAACGAATAGTTTGCACATCTCGACTGCAACGGGTGTATGATTCTATGTCGCTCGTTGCAGGTAATGATAAATCTAACATTCTCAGCAAATCGCTCCATGATTCTCTTCAATGCATTCTGAGCATCCTTAGTCATACCATCCATCTCATCAAGAAGTATAATCTTGAATGGGACATTGCCAATCTTCTTCGTTGAAGCAATCTCCTTGATTTGGTTTCTGACTGTCTCTAGTCTCCTGTCATCTGATGCATTGATTTCAAAGAAGTTGTTGTCTTTGTCTTCCTTCAACATATCATTAGCAAGAGCGATTCCCGCAGCCGTCTTACCAACACCTGCTACTCCATATAATAGAACATTGGGCATATTGTTCTGCTCTACCCAACTCTCTGCATCTATCGTGAAGTTATATTGTCCTACTACATCAGCAATTCTCTTTGGTCTGTATTTCTCTGTCCATAACATTTTCATTCTCTCCATTTTTATTCCATTCATTTAGGATATCATAAGCAGATATCCACTTGTTGCAAGTTTTACATCTTCCGTAATGGAAGTCATAGGCATCCCACCCGCTCTTATCACACTTGCAATGATATTCGCTCAGTCCAACCACCTCGATAATCCAACAGTTGGTGTGACTGGTGTTGTCTTTGTTCTTCTCTTTTTCTCTCCAAGTCCTAACGTTCTAGTTTCGGAGGAAGATAGTGTCTTTCTACAATATTCTCTAAAATCAGCGTTTTTTAGTAAGTCTTTGAAAAGATAAACATCAGAATGCCGCATTTTTAACTTTCTCAAAATTTTCGGTATTGTAGAATATGCCTTTCTTTGTGGTGGTGTCATTTTCCTTTGCATTCTCCCGTCATGAGAATAAGCAAGCATTTCGTAAAAGTAATCTGAACTCCACCTTCTCTTGACCTTAGCATCCACGAACATCAATTTGTTTGGATGGATGTTTGGTGCTAACCAAGAAACGAATTGAATATCTGCTGGTTTGCTAATTTTCAGACTCTGCATTATCAATTCCCTGTTAGGGTTTCTGAGATAGTCACCCACCAAGGTAAAGATGTCAGTGTCATAGTTATGAGGTGCATCAGAGCGTGGTGCTAACTCTTTGATTTCATCGAACTCTACTTTCTTACCACGCTTCAACTTACATAGATTGAACAACTTCTTTGGCACATCTTTCTGATTTATAGATGTAAGAACAACTTGTCCTCTATATTCCAAGATGGTTCTTCTGATTAGTTCTACATTCGGTTTGTAGTTGCATTCTCTGATGATAATACCTACATCAGCAGGTATACTGTAATTATCCTCTACATCATACTCATTAGCATACTTGATTATAGGCTCATCAGATACAAGTTTCATTGCTTTCTGCATCTTGTCTGTTCCATCTTTGCCAACTATTATTATCGTTCTATTCTGATTCTGCATATTCAATAGGCTCATCTACCCTCACTTCCATTATTTCTTCGTAGGCTTTTCCACAAGCCCCACAATCAACTAAAATGACATACCACTTTAGTTCGTTTTCTTCTTGCACTCCTGCTTCATAAGCAAAGGAGTGGCTACCACATTCTCGGCAACCTTGCTTTATTCGTTGCATAACATGATAGTTTGTTATTTCATCATCTGTTGTGTGTTGAGGCTTGTTCATCTGAACCTTCAACATACAAACAGAACACAGAGATGCCTCTGTTTCCCTGAGATTACATCTCGGACATAACATCAGACAAGCCCCTTCATCTTGAGTATCTTCTCAAGTCCTTCGGCTCTCAGATGTTCTTTCTCTGCTATCATTCTGAGAGACTTGTTGAATGTCTCCCAATCATTGTTTGTAATTAGTCTGCTGTCCATCATCTCTACTAGTCTAGTTAGGTTATCCAACCCACTGATAACTAGTATTGGCTTTGGTCTTCCACTATGTTCCCTGTCCTTGTAGTTAGACTCGATTTCATGTTGTAGTAGTGAACGGTTGATACCCCAAAGGAACGTATCTTTACCTCGTATGCAAACTCTTAGTCTGACACGATAACCTAACTTTGACTTACTACTGTTGACTATGTTAACTTCAGGGTTGCCTATTGAGATTAGAATCCCATTCAGTACATCCCTGCCGTACATGTCACTGCGACATCACAGGAGTCAATATATGTTGCTACACAATTCCTCTACATCATCAAGAGTATTGCAATCAGCAGGAAACTTGTCATCTCTTATTCTAACTATCCTTGGGAATCTCATGCCATAAGTTCCATCTTGGTTCTGACTGATTAAGTCACAAGTAACCTCAAGCACTATTCTAGGTAGAAAGTGATAAGTTCCCCCATTGAAACTATCAACGACTCGCTTCAGTTGAGCATCCAAAGAATACATCTCTTCCTCTGATATACCACTACCAACCTTTCCTATGTTCACATAGTCCGAGCCATTTCTGACACTAACACCGTATGTTCCTATCACACCTGCTCTCTTTCCCTTTCCATATTCACCTGATGTTATGACAACATCAAGTTCTACTCTTGGCGGTTTGTACTTCAATAGTGCAACTGTTCTCTTGGATTCGTATTGTGCATTCAAGTCCTTTATCATCACACCCTCAAAACCACCGTTGATTGCTACATTGTAAGCAGCCTCTACATTGCCATGTCTGAATGCTTGAGCAATATACTCAGATGGAACAATGGTCTCTAGATACTCTAGCCTGTCACCATATGTGTCACTGAGTATTGATTGTCCCTGATATAGAAGACAATCAAACACCGCTAGTTGAACAGGACATTTGGATATCGCTAGTTGCTTATCCTTTGAATGAACCCTAGTTGCTAATGTTTGATGTGGAGCAGGAGTTCCATCATTTGTTATTGGATATATCTCAGTATCTAATATGAAATCATTAGATTCCCATTCACTAACTATCGCTACAATATCAGCATACTGCTCTGTGGCAATCTTTCCTTTGCGATTGAAGATGATAACATCATTATCCTTCTTGTGTATCTGATACCTGTTACCGTCATACTTGATATCCATAACAAACTGCTCAGGTAATTTACCTAAGTATTTCTTAGCAAGCATTGGCTTTACGAAATTACCATGCACTAACTCAGGTGGTTCTATATCATTCTCTAGATAATCAACTAGGTTAGTCAATGAGTGACCTACTGAATACTTCTTGATATCTCTTTGATAGTAGTCAGTCATGGCTTTTTCAACAGTGCTTTTGTTGACTCCATTTCTAGGTGTCCTCAACCAATAACGGATAAACCACTTTACCTCTAGGGCAGACATTCTCCCTATCGCATCTCTGATAGTCTCGTAACTTCCACTGTTGCTCATGGAAGAGCAATCCAGTTCTAACAGTCTCACCATATCTGAAAGTGAGAAATTTGAATCAGGTCTGTTGGCACTTAGGAACTCTTTCATTCCTTCTCCCAAGTCCATCCAATTGTGGGCCGAATCTGATATCTCATCTTCAAACACACCGAAGATGTTTGCTAACCATTTGATTGCTTTCTTCTCACCTATGTTATTCATCTCATACTCAAGTGAAAGTATCTTGATTGCTGCCTTTCTATCCTCAAAGTGAGGTAAGGTAGCACAAATTCTGTGTCTCTTTTCTGATGGTGTTCTGTCTTCTAAGGATTCACACATCCTGCTCATTCGTATCATTGTCATTTTTATTCCTCTCAATTATCTTATTCAATGCCTTAGCGACATCTTTCATTTCTTCCATATTCATTCTAACGCCTTTCTTTGTTGGTGTTCCATTAGCATACCAACGAATGTCAACAATGTCAACATTCCAATAATTACCTGTTCTCACTGTTAATTCTTCATTCCCGTTTCTTGGGACTCTTACTATTATTTTTTCACCCTTCAAGCCAACCACCCTTAAACTGCTGTAAGTTCTTCCACGACTTAAAGTATCGTGGAGACTCTTGTTCATCTATCCTGTGTGCTACCCATACAACACCACCGAGACTACTAATCTTAACTAACTCATACGTTCGACCTTCAACCTCAAACATATCTTCTGTCTGAACATCAGGCACTAGACCAAACTTCTGTGTTAGTTCATTGGCAATCTCATCCATGTGTTCAGCGATATACTGAACAATCAAGTGACGCTGTATGGGTACTTTTGCATCTACTGTGACCTTTATCTTCCCTGTCATATCACACACTATACATTTATTGCCTTCGCAAATTGGACATGGTATCTCCGCAGGAAGCGGAGCAGGAAAGCGAATAGTCACAGCCTTCTTCATTCTCTGCCATCCCACACTCTGTAAATTACTTCATACTCAACTGTGACATCGAATGGGAAGGCTGCAAAGTGCAGGGTAGCATTACCGAACTCAGGAGCAAAGCCGCTTGACCAATACTTGTCTTCTTGAACCAAGTAGCCTTGCATATTTACCCAACTGTAATTGTTGAATATAACCGAGTTGTTTATCACCTCAAAAGATAGATGTGTTATATTATACTTGAACGACTGAAGTTCTATCGCTCCATAACTTGTATTCACATCCAACCAAATAGTCGGTGCGTAAATCAGAGTCTCGTTCGTGGTGTTATCCATAACAAGAGTGAAGTCACCAGTTAATGTTGTCCATTCTTTATTACTAACCTGACCTTCAAACTCTTCAGATGGAGGGTCAGGCAATGCTTCGGTACATCCTGCTAGGAAAGCACCGACTATCATAAGCGTCAATAGTTTGTTCATGCTGTTCGTCATCGCAATCATCCTCTCGCAAGTGCAGGAAGGATAAATAAGTTGCTTCACTCAAAGGAAAATCCAAACTCTTCTAGTTTAGTCTGCCTAAGTCCAAATCCTATAAATCCAAATTCCGTTAATCTTGTTTGTCTCATTGTTCATCCTCCATCATTTCTGTAAATGCCAAACCAGTTAGCACCTTTGTCTGTATCTTAAGCAATTCAAGTATCTCATCTAGTTTTCTCTCGATTGCCCTTTCATGTCTATCATACCTCTTCATTCTTTCACCACCGACTTAGGGAAGAACACATCCTCCCAAACAATCATCTCTGCTTCTGTCATAATAGTAGTGAAGATTGTTCCACTCTTCAAGTGTATCTCCACATCATAAATAGCCTTCTTCAACATACCCTGTGGTGTTTCTACCACAGAGTATGCTGATACATCAGCCATGTTCAATGTCGTCATTCCTGATTCTGTTGTTAATTTGTAATACTTATCTTTCATTCATTTTTCCTCCTCTTCTCTTAATCTGTTGAGGTATATCTCCTTTGCTTTCTGTGTCCATGCCGTTGTTAACTGACCATTCTCATCGAAGATTAGATTGGCTTCAGGGCCACCATTTGCAATTCTCCTGTTAGTTCTCTGTGTGGGACTGTCATCCTTACATGCTAGACAGTAAGGTACGTTTGCCAGTCTTCTTCTGTTCACTGTATAGCAACACGATGAACGATGTGCGCCTTCAGCATTTTCATTACCAGCATTGTGATGGTCATCAGTCTCTTCTCCATAGTTGTCATTCCATATTATCCACAGGTCATCCTTCATCTTCCACTTTGCCCAATACTCGTTTTTCGTGCCTTCTTCTTGTAAGAGAAACAGCGAACCATCTACATGTCTGATAACAGTAAACTTGACTCCTCCTAAGTCTTTATCAACCACTTCTACTGTTCTCCCGGTTGCAGTCTCCCTAGCGAGTTTGTTGGCAAACCTCTGTTCGGCAGAGACAGGAACATGAACCGGTCTTGTTCTTCCTCCTGCTCTGATTTCCGGTCTAACAGGAACTGCATTTTTCTTGGTTCTCTTTTTCTTGCTAACATTTTTCTTAGTATTCTTAGATTGAATAACCTCAGTCTTCAACAAAGATACGTTATCCTGTGATGTTCCTTCTATGGCTAGACCTGAGTAAATGTCATATTTCGTGTGTTCACCTAAGAGACAAACACTCTCGATGTCCTTACAATTAATCAGTATGTCTTTTCCTTCTTTTATCTCAAATGCCCAATATTTCATTTTAATCACCATTATTATAATTATGAGAGTATTTATACTTCAACAAATACTACTCTTCTTCTCCTTCCCAATAAGGGTCTAGTCTACCATCGGGAAGCATGTCCCAACTTCTCTTCATTGAATCCTCAAAGGATACAGTCTCTGTGAAGTCAGGGTTCTTCAAAAGAAGAAGAGGTTCATGCCAATCTCCATCTTCTTGTGCTTGTCTGATTGCTTCATGCATCTGCTCTGCTTTATCATCAGGTAGTTCAACCCAATACACCATAGCATGTCTCTGCCTGTTCAGACTCGCTCTCATCGTAAGAGTAACAGGAGCAGAACCCATTGCTTCACATTCCATGAAGGACTCTAACCCATGAGCATCTGCTATTCCGCAATACGTCTTCCATAACTTTTCTGTGTCAATCATTCAATCATACCCCCATACTTGTAGCCTCTTTCTACCAGCAGGTAGGCTCATAATTTTCTCTGCTAATTTTCTTCTATTTACTGTATGAGGTTGTAAATATCTCATACAACTAAGAATGTAATCTATTTCATCTTGTGATATTATTATCCAGTCTGTGTCACTCATTCTTCCTCACCATCCAATACACTTTCTGCTGCTTTTACCCACTCAGGCTTATCGTCTGTCTCAGGGTGTTGTTGATACAACCCATACTGAACTTGCTTCGCAATCTCGCTATTACAATCATAGGAGATGAACTGGTTATCTCCAAGAACTGTTGCACTCTGCATCATTCCTTTCCATGACTTGATTGTTTTCCAATCAGTGCCACTGAAGAATGCTCGACCAAACGGATGTGTGTGTATCCAACACTTCAATGGTAACTTCATACCATCCAGTTGTCCATCTTGGTTCTTGAAACTTACAAACCCAAATGTACCTACACTGCAATAGAGGTCATCCTTAGCATCAACAATCACCTGTACCTCTCTAGGTGAATCGAATGCATTAAGTGATTTATTCCAAATAACCGTAAAGAATGCCTCTGTTTGTGGGTCGGGAAATGGATAAACAAACTGTATCGATTGAAATACAGTTTTAATATCCTCAATCCAATTCTCATCCTTTACCTCTAAGCCTTCTATCTTACCATCTTCATATTCTGTTTCATTTGTTTTCATTTTCATATTCCTCCCATTTGTTCTACTCTCATATCCTGCTCGTTCTCAAACTCATGATATGCTCTGTGTCCTGCTATGAACCCACCAGCATGTCTTTTCGTTCCTAAGAACTGCTCACCACAAACAGGGCAAGTCACCTTGACTATCTCTGCCTGTTTGTAATATCCATCTGTCGCTATTATTGACAATATGTGTCCTATGTCTTCTTCGCTTATGTCTTCTATATTTGCATCTTCTGTCATGCTTTCACCTTCATGTAATGTCGAAGTGATTTGATTGGTCTCGGTGGAGACAATCTAGGTTGCTCGACTACAACCTCTTTCTTGTTAGTTTCTTCCCAAGCCTTTTCCCATTTCTCAGTTAAACTGACCTTTGGTTGTGTAGGCTGCTTTACTCTGAGAACATTCCTTCTGTATTGTTCCTTCCACATCACTTGGATGCAGTCATCACATAACCTACCATCTTTTGCTGCTTTCTCACTAGGCTCTTTGTAGGCAGCACCACAGAGAGTCTTGTCTAGGATTCGGAAGTGAATCATTCTGCCTTCTCCTTGTATGCAGGATGTGTGTTAGGCAACCTATGCAGTCTTCTGAGTATCATATTGTTAACCAAGTTAGATACTGTATCAGCACCATCCTTGAATCTCTTCTCGGCTACCTTGTCTCCAGTAGGACACATTCTTGCTTCTAATTCTGTTAAGTCTATCTTATCCATTATGTATTTCAATACTTCATATTCAACGTGTATTTTTGAACTCGCTCTCATTCATCTTCACCTCTACATTCACTACACGATAGATTCTGTTTACATCTACCGCAAATTATTCTTGCTTCTTTGAGTGGAAGAGGTACTCCTGCACTACTCGCTTGACCTAGAAAGGTCTCAAGCGGATAATGACAGGAACACTCTTCACAATCACATTCTTTCATATGTTCAACACCATCATGTCTTTGACATCATCGTTGTCGTTGAACCACTTCTGTATCCACTGAACTGCTGTTGCAGCAATTACAATATTCATACAGTCTATGTCTCTTGCACTCCCATCCCAAGATGTTGCTTGGCATGAGAAAGAACCCTCTGCTCCCTCTGCTAGTCTGTTACCCTTCAAGGGGTCAGAGAGATAGGATAGCAATAGGGCATTTCGCCCCTGCGCTCGCAAATCTAGCCACTTCAACTTAGCATCTGCACCAAACCCCTGCTGATACAACAAACGCCTCACAGCAAGGTTGTCTGCACAGCACACCACCAAGTCATAACCCTGTAATTGCTTTGCAGTTAGAACCTTGTAGGGTTCATCAGCGACTGTTCCACGAAAAGCAGTGTCCCATACTCTATCAGATAGGGTCATTGCCTTGTTCTCACCAATGTCACCATTAGTGAAGTTCTGATAACCCAAGTTCTTCCTCTCAACTGAGTCATCATCATACACTGTTAATCTATATCCTAGTCTTTGGAGGAACTGAGTTAGAAAACTACCTATTCCTCCTGCACCAATTATCATTACTTTCCTATTCATCATTCTTATCACCTATATCTATTACATTGTTGTCTATTTGTTGTTGTTGATAGAGATGCCAAGCATCAACTATCTCGTTTGTTATTCCATCCATTGTCGCTCCGACAACGGAGATTGCGTCTTCTAACACAGTTCTTCTGACAACATTCTTCAACTGTGGTAGACTTTCATACTCTTCAATAAACTTACTGAAGTGGTATTGCATTCTCTTTAGTGTTTCAATCAAATCTTCCATCTTAATACGCTCCTGATACGAAATCATGCACAGACAACGAATACAACTCATTCCTCGTCAAGTTAAACGTTCGTTGCATTTCTCTTATCTGCTCTCTTATTCCAATTTCAGACGAAGTGTTGCCTGAAGACTTCACTAAATCCTTCTGTGTTATGTTGTATTTCCCCATCCTTGATACTAGCCAAAGAGCAGCGACCATCTTGTTAGGGGAGAAACGAATGTCACGCTCCTTATAGAAGGTCTCAAGATACTGAATCATGGTAAGAGCATCAGGTCGATAACCTTCAGGGGTAACTCCTAATCTGTCTATGATACCTATTGCATTACCCATCACATTCTCTTGAGAAAACACATATGACTTTCTGAAGTGTCTTGCTATTCTCTTTGCCCAACGAGAGATGTACTTACTGTCAACCATAGAATACTTACTATGCGTTCTGATATTCATTGGTATGTTACTCTCTTTTAGAATATAGAAGGAGAGTGCAGCAGCCCTGTGTTCTACACTACATCCTCTGAATACATGCTCTGCATTTAATGACCTTAGATACACACCTACATTGTTTCTAATTGATTTGCTTACACTGTAATTAGATAGAATCATGTTACATAGAGTAATCGTTCTCCTATCAGTTTCAGATAACATCGCTGCAAACATGTGATGTTTCTTCATTCTATGCAGTTGTCCTGTTTTGTAGTTTGAGTTCCTCTCGATAATCATAGAGCCTAGATGTGATGACACTTCGTAAGTGTCTGCCTTTCTAGTTGTCTCCTCAAACGGTCTTACAACATGAACTAACCCACAGTGGTCACAAACGTTCTCTCCCAAGGAGTCATCGAATGACCAGTCATACTCAGAGCATTCAGGACATTTCATCGCTACTTCCATGTTATCTCCTCCGTGAATCTACTGTTTCTCAAGATGTTATTTGGTACTCTGAAACCAGTTGGGCTGACAGAGTGCAATGTTCTCACTATCTTTGTTCCCACCCTGTCATTGAATACCAATGTTGCTCTTGTTGCAATTTGGTCTCCCATGACGTTCTTTCCATTGACATCATCAATACAGAAAGGGCCGTCAATCGAATTCATCTTCTTGAAGAAGACAACACTGCATCTCTGTGAACCAGTTGTTCTGTTGTTGGGGTAAACTAACCAGTCTCCCAACTCTCCTCTAACATGCATGGCAAAGTTATGTTGTGTTGATAGTCCATTCAATTCAATACCACCATCTGCATGTTTCAACAACTTCCTTGTGTCCACAAGAGTATACTGGTCTTTCTCATCCATTTCCTTCAATAGTTTGAATGCTCTTTCCTCAACAATCCAATCTGTTCTGTTCTGCATCAACCATGCTTTCATCAACTGCTCCTGTGAATCAGTAGCATGTGTGCCAAACATATTGAACCAAAGATTGGATGGACTGATATTTGCCCACTTCTTTGACCTCTTTGCCTTGTTTCTGTAACAGTCAATGAAGGTGTTTGCCTCATCGAGAGAAAGAGAACCCCAAATGTTCTCAGATATCTCAAAGGCAACTTCATCTCTACCTATCAGAGATGTGTTTATCTTGACTTGCACCTTTCTTCCATCTTCAAACAACCAATACGGTGTTCTGTTCTCCAATGAGTAGAGTATGTTTGACGAGTATGTGACATTTCTATCGATGTAGTTATCCATAGCATCAGCACATCGATTGATAGCACCGAATCCTATTATCTTGGCAAGAGCCATAGCAACATCGACTTGATTCTTCTTGACACCATTCATGTATAGAGAATTACCATCCTTTCTCAGCATAATGCTTGAATCACCGTTGTAATATCGGAAGGTAATCCAAGTCATCTCGTTTGACTTACTGACACTATGATTCTGAACAAATACAGAATACATGTTCTGTGCGAACGTGTTCCAATACACATTCTCATGGAACTTTCTCTTACTGTTTGAAGAATAGCCCATGTTCATCTCAATCTCACCGAATTGATTTCGGCTTCTATTGAAGCCCCTAAACACTCTATTTGTTTTACACAAGAATGAACTACTCTGTGTTACTCTTTCTCTGTCACTTCTTACTGTGGGTAAAATCATCTTTATTTTCATTTATATCACCATTTCTTTCATAATACATTTTCTTATCATACAGGGATTCCAATTCCTCTGTTGTTAAATTACTATATCCTAAACGCATATAGTATCTGATTCTGTTGAGAACTAGGGTTGATGGATATCTTCTCCCATCTTTCCTAGTCCTCTTGTATAGAGCAGAGAGACTCTCTTTAGCACCAGCGTTAGTCATCCCATCGATGACCTCATCTTCTATTGCTAGAATTTGTTCTCTATTCATATTTCACAGACTCCACCTGCACAAGCAAGTTCTCCTTGCAAGTCGGTGTTGTCCTCTAACTCAATAACTTCAGTCAAATCAATTTCAGTCAGAAGTTTGAGCATAGTTTCGTATTGCTTCTTGCTTATCGGTTCGTGTGGTGCTTGCTTGTAGACACCACCATCGAACGGTAGAACAGAAAGACCATTGTAGAAGTCTCTGTTCTTCCACATCCAGTTTCTCACATCATCCCATTCATCCTCACGGATGTTGACTGTTGCAGAAACGTTGTGAGTGTTAACTCCTCTATTGTGTCCTGTTACAACCCAATCAACTGATACTCTCTTAACTCGCTCCAACATCTCTAATGCTGTTTCCTCTCTCGTTATTGAAGTTCCATCGGGAGTCTTCTGAGGAATTGAGATAATGGCCTGATTAGGATTGTGATAGTCATCCTCAACCAAATCAGGGAACTTGGTTATCAGATAGTTGTAGATTGATTCAGTCTTCAACACTCTGATTCTCCTGATGTAGTATTGAGACCACCAAGCATGAATGCCTGATGATGTTCCCATAACTAGACTAGTAGTTCCAGCAGGTTTGACACAAGTAATTCTCGCTGCTGTGTTAATACCTAGAGCATTTGAAATCACTCCATTCACGCTTCTTGCTTTCTCAGCAGCCGCCTCTAAGTCTAGATTCAATACTGCTCCACTTGCAATGCCTGTCATTGAAACCCCTAACAGGGCATCTTTCTCAGATGTCTTCTTCCAAACTTCCCTTAGATAGTGGAAGTCTGTATAGGATGCTTGTAGTGTTCCTAAGAAGGTTGCAGCGTTAACTCTAGCATTGAGTTCCTTCTGTGTCCTAACATCAGACACATTCACTTCTGTCAAGTTACAGAACTGATATGGTCTAAGTGCTATCTCACAACAAGGGTTAGTTCCCCAATCCTTGTCATTCGTGAAGTAGAAACCCGGTTCTCCTGAACCTGAGTCTTGAACTCTCTTCCATAGATTGTTGAAGAAGTCCCTCTTGATTCTGTGACGTAGTAGAACCACTGAGTTGTTTGCTCTTGCTCTCTGTGGATTCTTCTCCCAAAAGTGTCCTGACTTCGATGTTATCATGTCATCATCATCAGCACTGAACAAACTAATTAGTGCTGCTCTACGAATGCCACCTGCTAATACTGCGTCTGCAATATAACAAACAATATCGTGTGCTTCCAGTGTAGTTAGTTTGTCTCCATTGTCTTTGTTAGCAAGAATACCTTCCACCTTAACTAGACATTCTCTAAGTGGTTGAGGGCCGGGTGCTTTACCACCACTAGTCTTCAACAACGCACCTTTTGGTCTGATGTCTGAATAGTCGAATCTGACTGTTGTTGCTCTCTTACCAATGTAAGACTCAAACAAAACCTTGACTGCATCTGCCCATCCTTCGATGGAATCAGCAACTAGATGTCTGTAAGTTCTCTTTGGGTTAGGTAGTCTAATCTCAGGCAACTTCTCTACATGATGTCTTTGAACCGAGTAGCCAACACCTGTGCCTCCTAGCAATAGGAACATTGCTTCTGAGAACGACAGATAGTGGTCAATAGGCATGTAAGCACAATTGTAAACACGATTAGGCGATAGTTCAATTGGCTTTCCTGCAAACTGCATTGACCTCATTGAAGGTAGTACCTTCTTCGGGATAACGTAGTTGTCATAGACATCATTGATTCTCTCAATGAGTACATCCTTCCCAAGAGCATTGCTTGATTGTGTAAGTTCTCTCCTTGCTATTGTGTCGAGGTGCATTTGCCTGTTTCTGTTGCAAATCTCCTCCCATGTTTCTTTTCTTTGTTCTGCTTCTTTCCACTTTGCATACTTCATATGCACAGTGATATCTGATAGTATTTCTTGTTGTATTTCCATATGTTCATCTCCTTTGAGTTTAAGATGGGCATTGCACCCACTCGGCAGTCAATCTAACTACTGCTAAGACTATCTAAGACCGATTCAGTAGCCGCCTACGACTTCTTCCATCAGCCTAACTTCATTGACGGTTTCCCAATCAACATCAGGGATGTTCTCCCTCATCACCATAACGTCATCAACAATCACCCAATGTGTAGGGTGGTCGTTTATCTGCTCGATAACGCCTGATGCGTTCACTTCCATTGTTGTATGGCCTGTTTCATTCTGTATTATCAATTTCATTTTCATTTCTCCTTTGTTTTTTTCATTCAGTTTTAATCACCATTCAAAGCCCGGATTCTACCGGACAGAATAGCGATTGTCTTTTCATATTCTTTGCAGAGAGCAATATGGTTGTTTGCTACCTGCATCACCTGTTGTAGTTGAGTGGTGAGGTCTGCAATTCTTGCATCCTTCTCATCAACCACAGGCGTTTCTTCTTTCGTTTCTTTCTTTTCACTTTTCTTTGTCATTTTCATACCTCCTTTTGTTCATCAATCAACTTAGAGACCTCTCCCTTCGTCAACCCCTCAGTATTACCTTCGTAGCCCAATGAGCGCAGGTAATTCACCTGACGTTCAGTTGGCTTATCATTGTAGCGACTGATTATGGTCTTCAATTTAGAAACTTGTCGTGGTGACAGTTCTCTCCGCCTGATTACTCTGCTTTCCATGTCAGTCAAGAACCTCTTCTCCCATTGATTGATACCCATGTCAGAGGAGAATACTGGAATGTCGAAATACTCACAGGACTCACGGAACTCATGTTCCTTCTTCTCACGAAGGACACTGTTCCTGATTGAAATCTGCTTTCGATACTCTTCGTTCTTCAACTTCTGAGACTCCATCGCTTCATCCTCTGCTGCGACAGTAGCCTTGTGTCTGTCTATCAATATGTGAAAGATATCCAAGTCTGTCAGCAGTTTGTCGTTGGGATATCCCCTTGTGTTAATCTGAGCCTTCGGGTTATCAGGATGATTCCATCTCCAAACGATAGAAGCCATCTCGTACTCTCTTGTGCCGGGAGTGCCTCTACCTTTCTTGCGAATCTTGGTCTCATCAACCGCAATCCCTAGAGATTGGTCATACACCTTCTTGCCAGTTCTACGAACGTTAATTCTCAAATCAAGTTCCTTAACCTCGTTGAATGCCTTCTCAAAGTCTTCACCATTATGTCTCCACCAAGCATCCTTGATTAGAGCGGCTACCCTAACATCAATCCATTCTTGAATCATGTCTTCAGTAATCGCATCTTCACTCATGCCTGTCTCTTCAACAATAGCCCTGAGAATCATGTACGAGTTGATGTGGTCTGAACCAACACACTCTCTAACATCAGTCTCGGTATTGTGAATCTCAAAGTGGTAAACTATGTGATGCTCACACAAGCACTTGTTAGGATGGTCCAATGCCCAATCAGGTCTTGGAGTCCCAATCCCTTGCCACCAAACTTCCCCTGTTGCAATCCACTCATGCTTTGCTTCATCGTAGTTATCAGCAACTGAAAGAGCAACCATGTTCTCCCTCAGTTTCCTATCCCACCTACCATTTCCTAGTTCTCTCTTCGCTGTAACGTAGTCTTCTCTTTCCATTGTCAATTCTATTGCTTCTCTTGGTATATCCATTTTCACTCACCTACATACTCTTTCTTGGAACATGCTTTGCAGAAGACACCCCTTCCAGTGAAGGACTTCCACAGAACTCCCATCCTTCCACAACCTGCACATCTTCCAATCTCTTTACTCATGCTCATCAGTTCTATCCATTAATTCATAACCTCTCTGTTCTGCTAGTAAGGCAGAGAGAAGTTCGTTTATCTTTCCAAACAGTGCTTCTGCACAACCACCAATGGTCTTACGATGCAGTGATAGCCAAACTCTGTGTTCTGCATTCAGAACCACTTTCGGCATATCGTTCTCATCCATCGTTATGATTATCGGTGGCATTGTCGGGTCATTCACTAATCTAAATTCTACTGTATCCATTTTCATCACCACTCATATCCTTGTCTTTCGGTCTCTTCTAACATTCGTAGAGACTTCTCATGACTAGCCCTCCAAAACACTCTTCGCCAGTGTGCAGGGTCTTTCATGATGTCCGGCCTCTTACCGAACACTGCGTCTTTCATATCTTTCATTTTTATCTTCATTATTTCCATTACTTCTTTCATTTACTATACCTCCCATCAAATTCGTCTTTGGGAATCAACGCTTGAAGGAAACCACCAATCGACATGGTAGTTTTACCAATTAGATTGACGATTGCCATCAAGATTCTTTCTACTCTCTTCTTCTTCAGTATCTCTTCGTAGATACGTTCCTTTCTCAGAAGAAAGTTAATGCTTGGCGTTCCTGCCAAGTCTATGATACTCTCATATGTTTCACCATAATACATCTTAGTGACATCGAGAGTACAGTTGGTCAAATCATTATACTCGTCTTCAAGGGCTTTCCGCCCCCATATTTTCATTATTATATTCATACATTACACCTTTATTCAAATGCTTGAACCTCTTTATCATATCATTCAAGTTGTTCTGTGTTGTGGCAGTCATAAACTTCTGACCACCACGAAGGAATATCAGGATGCTAAAGAAACGCTCAATATGACCGTGTTCCTTATTCCTGAATCTATCCATCAAAGGGTCATCCTCATCTAATGGTCGCCAAGTAAACGCTTGCATCTCTTGAACAGATACAATACCATTAGTGAATCTGATATGCCCTTTCATTCTTCTTCAATTCCATGCATTGCCAGCCACTCACCATAGTCAGGCTCACACCTACACAGACAAGGGACAGGTTCTTTCTCCCCATCTGCGGTTTGTAAAACTGCCGTTCCAGTTCCGTGACAAACACCACAATCTTCCTTTCCTCTCATTACCCTAATTATACTCATATTAATCCCAACCTCGTTAGCAAGGCATTTGCCTCTTGTTCATATTCAAAGGACTTGTTTAGGTAGTGGTCTTCCGGCCACCACTCCGGTTCTTTTCTCTTAGTCCAAGCAGCGAATCGCCACTTGTCATCAAGATAGTATTGTCGATACTTCTCGATAGTTGTCATCTCATCAAAACCATCTGCCTTCCTACACTCCATGTGAGGAGAGATAGCAATAGCGAACGGTGTAAGACCATCATCAGGAAGAAGCATCTCTGCCTCATCCATCTGTGTCGAATACTGATTCATCAGGACTTCGACCTTGTGAATCCTACCATACCTGTGAGTATACTCATGACACAATGCATAGGTATGCTCACGCAACCACTGGAAGTTCTGTCGTGTCTCTCTAGCCCAAATGGTAGATGGATGATTCAACATCACAGGTCTCCAACCTGCTTCCAAACCTAGATGGTCAACTATCGTAAACAACATCTGCAAACTCTCAGTTGGCATCTTGACTACATGCTTATCCAACATTAGTTCTGCACTCTTTCTTGGGCTTTCATCTAAAGTAAATATATTCATTTTCATTTCCTCCTATTGTTAATTGAATGTAATCGCAGAGAAAGACAGAGACCGCCACAGCCTCAACTACAACCACACGACTGATTAGCCAAGCACGTTTGTCTTTTTTACTCGTAGTAAAACTCTGCTCTTGTCGGACTCAAACCGACTTGGAGCGTGATATCGGATAAAAGCATGGGGGAGATGAATCCCATCACTGCTATTGATTCGCTTTTTTTACCGCAGTAAACCGATGTTTGAATGTAAAGGGGAAACGAGTCAGTCCTGTGCCTGTACCAACGGGTAGGGAACTGCAATATGGTAGAACACATTGCCAATATTATTTACTAGACCGGATTAACCTGCTTTATTTTTTATAGCGCAAAGCCACTCGATTGTTCCACGACTTGGAACTGTGAACCAAGTCTCATCGAACGAACCCGTTTTCCACAACTACTAATCTCATCGCTAGATTTGACGTTCTTTGCTTCTATCATAACCCTAGTATCTTTCTCGTTTTTTACTTCGGAAACCCCTGAAGTCTCCACGTTCACCGAAACCCCGCTAAGAGTTTCTTGGTTCTACGAACGTTGATGGAGTGTGTTATGTTTACTATTGACTCCTGTAAACAAGGAGCAGAGTCAGATATCCTATCAAGTCCTTGATGATATCATCATCTGATTCTAGTGAGTCATTACCGAGAACAAGCCTGTTCAACTTGTCATCGATTCTGACTTTGATTTGCTCATCTTGCGATGCCTGTGAGAAGAACCTCTTGGGATTCAACACTGAATCTCCATACTGTCTGTTCTTCTGAAGAAGCATCGTCTTCATTTCTTCGCAAACTTCAGCAATCCTTCGCTGAGAGTCTGTCATTTCGTCTTCTGTTTTGCTTGGTGTCTTCGCACCCCAATTACTCTTTTCTTCTGTCATGTTATTTCCAACCTGTTTGTGTTTTTATCATTTATTATCATATATTATCAGCCAATGAGAAAATACAACTTTAGAGCAGTGTTGCACTTTTCGCCTATTTTATCATTTTCTCAATTTTATCACGCTCTCCATAGGAGAGAGAGAGTAGAGTATGTAACATAGTAGTAGTAGTATAGATGATGATAATAATGATAAAATGATAATATTCAATAAAATCAACATTTCCAGCACGTTTTCGCACATTTCAATTTTCTCACTCGATGATAAAATACGATAAAATATGAGAATATAGGAAATGTTGTAATTACACTACGATATGTGATATCATCATACGTCATAAGATATCCATATGACATATATGATATAATATACATATAGGGAATGTGATTGATACCCTTTGATGTGATAGTAGTTTACGGTAGTAATTAGTAAGGACAACTAGCGATTGTCGAATAAAAGCGGGTATAGAAACTACTGCACAAATAAGACTCAGCCAATGAAAAACCACAACTGAATCAAATCAACCCTATCCGCATTCATCACCTTATAAACTGTCCACCACCCATACTGACCACCGCAAAAACTACTGTTATGCGTAAAGTCTGATTTTAACACAACCATATGGTTAGACAACTTTGCTCGCTCTAACCTCATAAGGTGATGAAAAATGGGAAGGGTATGAGTGATAGACACAAGTGGGCTAAATACGAAATGGATGATGAAGACAGACCTTACTACAATCCAAGGTTTGGTGGAAACTTGAAGGAATTCATCAGGAGAATGGTTGAGGAAGAGGGTTTTACAATAGGTTCTCTATTTCCATACTGGGATGGAAGAGATAACTGTCTCATTCAAGGCGGTATAGCGATTGACGATTACGAGACTATGGCATACGAAGCATTGAACCATGAGCATTCCAATATGGATTTCAAGAAGGATGGCAATTCACAGACTATATCAATAATGATGAGTGGAGACTCTTACTGTGATGTCATACCCATCAACGATTGGTCTTTCAGGCGTGGTCAAGAGGATGTCGTTAGCAGAGTTTCAAAAGCAATGAGACAGGAAATAATGGGGGATGAAGCATGACTAGCAAAATACCAAAAGATGCGACAACACTCACGATGGAATACACATTGTATCACACGATTTGGATAGACAATGACATCAACCGCGAGGACATCGTTGATTGGTGGGTCAAGTGGGCTACTTTGTGCATCGAGATGAAGGACGGCACGGTTCACGAATTCGATAATGAGACTGATTTGGAAAGCGTAAATTGGAAGAATGGTCACATGAACCTGCGTTGGCAAGATGATGACTTCAATTTTCTGGAGGAAGAGGAATGAGCGATGACTTCGACCACCGAGCAGAGAAGGATGCTGAAATGTTAGCAGATTACTATTCTGATTTAGCAACAGAAGAGAGACAAGCCAGTTGTCTACATGGAGAGATTTTCATAGAAAACTCAAGAGTTGTTGTCTCAATCCCAAAGGGTGCCTTTGGTGCTTTTGCCATACCCAAGAAAGCAGGAGATACATTGGTTTCTGAATACTATGATGTTCAGGCTAATTTCACTTGTTATGAATGCAATAAGTCTAGATGGGTATCCATCAATGTAGATGAATACATCGAAGGAATTGATGACCCTCATGTTCTAGATGATTGACGTAAGCCACCCTTCGGGGTGTGCGCTACGCTACAAAGTTCCCACCATATGGTAGGCATACTTTCGGAAGCATACCTCATAAGGTGATGTGAAACCATAAGGTCATGAAGCAGAATGTAACCGAATACGATTTTATAGATGGATTCATGAAGATACGCCCCGATAACTTCAGCAGGAACGGCCTTCAATGTCTCTATGATTATCTTATTGAGTTAGAGGATGATATAGGTGAAGAAATCGAGTTTGACGTTATCGCTCTATGTTGTGACTTCTCAGAATACAAAGACCTCAAGGAGATAAACGAGGAATACGGTAAAGACCTTGAAGACCTTGAAGACCTCAGAGATTACACACAAGTCATTGAATGCGACAACTCAATAATAATTCAAGATTTTTAAACTCAACAGGCTCAATAATTGAGTATAATGGGCAGGTTAAGAACGGCAGATTAGAAAGAAGCCTCTCATTATTGAGTTATTTGAATGAGGGGGCAGTCCTTCGGGGCTGTCCTCTCTACCCCTTGAGGTGTCTCAGACAAAGTTCACACCATATGGTAGACAAACTTTCGTCACGGCTACCCTATAAGGTGATGAATAAGGGTAAGGTTGTAGTCGTAGAGGTGCGACACACTTGAATGGAGATGAAAAAGAATGGCATTGGAAAACTGGAATGAATTTAGCGAGACCGTAGTTAACTACGTTGAACAATTGACTGCATCGGAAGACCCCGATGACATGTTCACTGCGAACATGGCAAAGAAATGGATTGCAAAAGGGACTAACAGCCCTAGAGACCAAGTTAGGCTATCCAAGAGCATCAAGGATTTACTAGCAGATTACTCAGACAGCCCACTAAACGGAAGGAGAGGCGGAAGCCGAGCATCCGGCGTTGCGAGACTGTCTGCTGAAGACCAAGCACTTTGGGCTTCAATGGTTGACATGGATGTACTATTGAGTGCTTTCCATGAAGACGCATACAACTACCATACAACCTTCGCAGGAAAGAAGGAAGATGGTGTCCCTATCACTACATGGGGAAGCAACGAGAACATGATTAGGAATGTTCTCATCAACAAACTTGAGTCGGGCTTCGTATCGGCTCACAAGGGGGATAACTGATTAAGTGACCCTCTGCACCTCTGCGACTGCACTCTTAGACCGCTTTTTGCGGTCTTTGAGGTAGTCCGAGATTCCAAAGTATGACAACCATATGGTAGTGGAACTTTCGTAGCGCAGCGTCACTACCTCATAAGGTGATGATAATCTGTAAGGGCATGGAAGCCCAACAAGTACCCATACAAATGCCCGCCTATGAAGTGGAACTTGGTCATGCCAAATCAGGCTCTGACCATGTTCTTATCATCAAGAGCCTCAAGGTTCGTGGTGATGACTTATCCCTAGCGATAGCAGAGTTGAGAGCAGGACTCTCAAACATACAGGAGTTGATTGAATGAGTCAGAGGCACAAGAGAACAGTGGAGATATCTTACCCATTCGGGTTTAACAGCAGTGAGAAGGAACTCCTTAACCTTGAGTTGTTCAAGCACAACATAATCAACTTGGACAATTGGGATATTGAGATACCATCCTATGAATCTGAGACTGTTGAAAAAACTGACAGCAAATATACTGTTGTGATGTATAACGGTGAATTGGTCTTCAACTATCGAAGCGATGCTCAAGCAGTCATAAACCAACTAGTAGCACAAGGCATTGAAGTTAATGAAGAGCCTGATGTCAGTGAGATAGTCTCAGAAGTAGTTGTTGACCCACAATGGCGTGGAAGCACAATCCTTTACTTGGATGCTCCATATCATCTTGGTTCTTACTCTCAGAAGTTCCACATCGTTTCTGAGAATGATGTAGGAGAGGCAAACGTCAAACTATTCGTTGATTTTACAGCATACTCATACACTTGTAAGTTGACATTTACTGCTGAATGGACAACTGAGAGAGTTCAGAAGGCTGATGTTATTGAACAGCATTTGGTTGACTTACCCACACCACTGATGGGGAAGATACAATCTGTCTTTGAGAGTGTATTCTACTCGGAGACATTCGATAAATCATCAGAAGAAGAACCAATCATCTCTTGCAACTTCGATGTTGTTGCTAAACACTCATCAGAATGTAAGCCCTCAGTCATTGAGATGCTGAGAGAAGCAAGAGACAAAGCCTCTTCAGAAGAAGAGTGAACGTAGAAGTTCCTGAGCAGGAATTAAAACTGCTCATTCACACTCCACCCCTTAAGGGAACAATTGGGGATGATGGACAAACAGTTAGTTCGACATAACTACTTCGCACAGCGTCATAAGTCGTAGATGAAGCCGGAATATACTCTACGCAATGAATCGGATATGAATGCAACTAGTATGCAACAACTGTCACTGTCCTGACTCCTCAGTTATTGAGGTAGCATCGCTACGCTTTACAAAGTTATACTACCATATGCTAACAATTTTTTATCCAACCATATGCCAAAATTTTTTTCCTGTTGTTTTTTAATCTTCAAAGTTAATATTCATTTACTGAGGGGTTATCGGATTATCTGCTATGGTCAATGATGAACACCTAAAAGAAATGTTGGAAAAAGCAGGTAAGTTACAAAGAGAGATTGTGAAAGAGATAGACAATTTACAAAATTCGGGTACGCTGCCAAAGGATTTACACATTAAAATGAAATTAATAAAATCGGGCGTTACAGAGTTAATTAAAGAAATAAATAAGAAGATATACAGACAAACAACGCTTACAGACTATACAACTGACGAATGATAAAGTCTTATCTTGGGAATGGAAAGAAAAGGAGGAAAAATAATTTGCTAGTGCCAAAAAAATTCCAGCCCATTTTTTGAAAAAAGAAGGGGATAAACATATTGCTACCTGTTAAAACCAATGATAAGGGCGAATGGTTCTCAGGTTTTTTGAAAGAAAGCGAAATTCAGGCCCGGTGGGGAGATGGATTCCTGACTGCTTTGGAGAAGGGTTATCCTGAGCATATCTGTGAGAGACTATTCGTTATTGGAAAGTTCGTAGATAACGAAGTTGTGGCCCACACCTCATTTGCTGATATGGGAACTTGGTATTTCATAGGCAACAACTATGTGAAACCAAAACATAGGAAGAATGGCATTCTGAAGGAGATGGTACATAGAAGAAACCAACGATTGTCTCATTATCCTAAGATTGCGATTCTAAGACCGATAGAAGAGACAGACCTAACTGAGTTAATTGGCTTCCTGCTGACCCTTGGATATTCAGAAGTATTATCGTATGCCGATGTGTCGGATGTCATGCTAGAGTCCGAGTATGAGTTAATCTCAGATGAGGAACTATGGAGATGCGACTGATGATTTACACCACTTCTTTTGATTTCGATGTGTTATACAATCAGGGAGAGGTGTATCGAAAATGAGTTGGAAAGACATTCTAAAGGAAGATTCCCTTGAGTCGAAAATTCTACGGGAGATTGAGAAAGAAGGTGGTGCTTTGGGAATGAAGAACCTAAAGCAGTTTGCTGACGAGGATGAATTGAAAGAGGCTCTATCTAGCATGGAGAAGGAAGGCAAGATATTCATGCACAAGGATGGAGACATCTACACACATGAACCGAAGTGATTGAGATGAGTTGGTTCGATGTTCTAAAACTCGACCCTTTGGAATACAACATGCGAATGCGAGACAGGATGGCAAGCAGAACTCCTGAAGTTCCTAAGACAGAGGCAGAAGCAGAGAAGGTTTGTGCTAAGTGTGGCTCTAAGAATTTCATGAGAGGCGATTTAGACCCTGAAGGAAGGGAGATTTGTGCTTTGTGCAAAAAGCGATTTTATTCTGATGCAGCAGCGACATCATAATTAACTTAGGGGGTATGGGATTAACGATGAGTGATTGGACAGAGGTTCTGAAGGTAGTGCCTAAGTTTGGTGTAGAAGGAAATGAGGCAGCCATAAATGCTCAGATAGAGGAGTTCCAAGAGAAGCAGATAAATCCATTCGTTACGAACATAGTAAGCAATCTAAAAATGGGTCAACTTCCAGTGTTCAAGTTGAGAGTTGACAACAATGCTGCTAACAGTGGCCCTCAAGGAGACACGTTTGTTGTTGGTCGAGACCAAATCAGAAGATTAGGAGGAGACCCAAATAGAATCAAGGCAAAGTTGCAGCAGGTTTTCAGAAAGGCAGGTTATGAGGCAAAAGGCTCTTTCATGGGTAAGGACATGACTGTTCGCATTCCTAAGACTGCAAGATTTGAAGGAAAGAAAATGACTGACCCAAGACAATTCCAAGCAAGGCAACAAAGAGGCGGTTTCATGAACGCACTTAGGAGAGTCAATCCAATGACTAGATTCAAGGATAACAGAGCAAGACGGTTCATTGAAGACAAGCCTCAGTCGAGTGTCGTACAAGGCCAATTCTAAATTCGTCAACCAAACGATTTTAGAACAATGTTTATTGTCCACAGTATATTCAGGAGGTTCAGGTTGTGTCATCACCATACGAATCTTCTTGGTTTAATATCCTGCGAGCGGAGGGCGCAGTTACATCAACCTCCTCCGGGACACAGGCGTTGTTCAACATAAGTTACGGGGGAGGAAAGAAGCGTGGTAAAGGGAAAAAGAAACGTAAAAAAGAAGACTTCCCAAGTAGAAATTACCCCCGAATTGGTGGTAGAGCCTAAAAACCCTGACGCACTACCTAATTTCTCTGACGAGTATGTGGCTTGGGAGAGAGCGGCTGGAAAGTTCAAGTTGAATACTGGTAGGACAAGCACTAACATCTTGGAGTTCATCGGCAACATGGGCAAGGTTGGAAGAGCGCAAGCCGATGGTAGCAAGAAACCAGCAGAGTCTCCTCTACAACAGTATCTCGCTAAGGCGAAAAACGCAGGTAAGAAGGGGTTCTTCACACCAGCACAGATTCAAGCAGTTGCAGATTTGCAGACTTACTTGCAAGACGCAATGAATAGCCCAACCTCCAAGGTTAATCCAGCCAATATAAAATTCAACGATATCACATCTTATGACCAACAGGGAAAGATTCTAGGAAGAAGGGATATCTTCGGTGATTTCAGGACACCTAAGTATGTGAAGTTTCAGAGAAGGCATAAAGACAGGACAGTTGAGCGTGTTCCCTCTCATTATTACAACACGAAAGCAGGAAAGGCAAAACCCCCTGTTTGGCAAGCATTGTTCGGTGATGGAGGTTTAGATTTCAAGCATCCTAGTTTGCTTCAATTGTGCAAGGAGTTCACTGAGGCAATTCCAAAGGCAGAGTTCATCAATACTCCTCAGAAGCCTCTTCGCCTAGAGAAACTAGAGAGAGGAGCAAAGAGGGGAGTTGCGGCAAAATGGGTCTACGAGAATCTTAGTGCATTCAAAAGTTGGTTCGATAGCAAAGTGAGAGACCCGGCCTATACGTTTGAGAGAAGCGGTAACTTCCTTGACAGGAAGGTTCACAAAGAACTCATAGATGAAAAAAGCAAAACAGCGAAGATATCATTCAAGTTATCAGATGCTGAGTCTGAGAAACTACTGGCATGGTTAGGGTCTAAGGTAAAATTAGATTTGGATAATGTCTATCTCTCGATTTCAAGAAGGCAACTTAGGAACATGGCAGAAATCGCTGGTTTCAAGAACAAGAAAACAGAAGAGAAGGTAGAAAAGCAGGATTTTTCGGATTGGAGAGAAATTATCAAGGCGGTGTAATAGATGAAGTGTAGAGGAATAAGAAAGGTGAATGTCGAGAACATGGCAGTGGGTACTTGTTGCCCGTATTGCTTCACCAATTGTTGGATTTGAGTGGGTATGATTACGAGAAAGCGTTGTCCTTTGTGTATGCATGAGGATAGAAGTCAACTTGAGGCTGATTTGGAAGCCATGAATTACACAGCAGACGCTCTCGACCAACAAATGAACTGGAAAAGCGGCACAACAGCGAAGCATCAGAGGAATCACATGGGCGGATATGTGGAATCTGCCAATCCTAGTTGCAATATCTGCACAAGTCCCATGAGACATGAGATAGAAGCGGAACTTCATGCCGGAGAAGTGACTCCTTCGGCAGTCGGGAAGATGCTAAACTGCTCTGAGGCTCAAGTTATGCGACATATGGATAAACATCTTCAGCCAATTGTCCAACAATCTGCTGCAAACCTGATTGCAACTAGAGAAGTTGACGAAATCGAGACTCTGAGTGTGAATGTTCAGAGATTGGAGCAAAAAATTGATACACTTTTTGCTGAAGACTCAACAGACCCGAAATATATCGACTCTTTGACGAAATTAGCGAAGGAAGTTCGTGAGTCTCTGAAGTATTTGCTAGAATTCAAGGGCAAACTGGTGCATAAGAGGCAAGACACTATCATCGTTCATCAGATGCAGGTCATCAAGGAGGTTCTAGCACAGAACCATCCTGAAGTTTGGTTGGATGTAAGGGACAAGATGCAGGAGAAGTTACAATGAGTTGGCAAGACGTTCTCAAGGAAAAGAAAACTGGCCCTAAACCAGTTGAAAAGCCAGTAATGGGAACGTGGGACAAGTCAGGTAAGAGAGCGAAGTTTCACAGAGACCGAAAAAGAAAGTTAGAGAGACAGAAGGAGTCTGCAAAGACGAAGAATGCGAATCTCTTCGATTTCGGCAAACAGGAAGTGAAGGACTTTCCAGTAAAGCGAGGCACACCAACGTTTGAGATTTGGCAAGCAGCGTCTAATGATGATACTTGGGCGGAGTTTACGAAAGACGGTTTAGATAATTACACAATTAGGAATGTTCAGAAAGCCAAGAAACTCCTCCAAGGGGAAGTCGTGAACATCGGAGGAACAGATTTCAAGTTACAAGATGAAGTTGTGGATGATGTCGATAAGGTCATTGCTCGATTGAATGATATAAAACCAAAGAAGACCAGCCAAGGAAACATCAGGGGCAATCTCGATGCTGATGTAAAGAGTTTCATCAAGAATAAGAAGTACGAAGAACTCCTGAAAGTCCTACAAGGAAGAGGAAAGAAGAAGTATGCTGCTAAGTTAGATGCGAGTAACCAAAGAGTGAGGAGATTCATACAGACGAACAAGACTCTGAGAAGAGCAATTCTAAGCGATGCAGAGGACAAGTATCCTGAACTAGTTGAAATCAAGAAGATTCTCAAGATAGGTGGTGTGCCTCAAGTAGAGATTGGGACTAGCATCAGTGACGATATAGCGATTGACTACATCAAGAAGATAATGAACATCTCGTCAGTCAGAGATAAGAAGAGGGCGTTCATCACTGATAACACAGACTCCGGGACTCTGATATTGTTCGGGACTAGGGTGCTGTCACCTGCCTTGGAATTCATACTAGAAAACGAAGAGTTGAATCAATCTGCAATTCCGACATCCTACAAGAAGCGCAGTAACGTAGAGGAAAGAGCCTTGCGGAAGATAATAGACGAAATAATAGACGAGCCAAGCATAAGCGTCATTTACGATAAGTACAAGGAAGACATAGAGAATTGGTTTGGGCCTAAAGGCGAGTCCGATGAGGAGAAAGAAAAGAGAATCAAACTCAGGGAAGACAACAGAAACAAGTATGACAGTCTCTCAAGAAAGGGCAACCAAGCAAAGAGAAGAATGTTTGCAGATATCAAGGCAGACGAGGATGCGAATGCCGCATTCAAAGAAGTGATGGCAGAGGTATCGGGTGACACAAGCAACGCTATGACCGAAGAGATAAGGAATGAGTTGGTCGAAGCACTAGAGGATGACTCCGCAAAGAACTTCACAGCAGCCATAAAGAAACTAGGAATCAATGATAAGTTTGAGAATATGGATGATATTGAGGAAGAGGTCGGAGACATCGATGATGTTATTGGTGCTTTAGAAAATATGAGACTCAATAGAAAGACAAACAGAATGCAATCTCTCGATTTAGACAAACCCAAACTCAGATATTTCGTGGAGGAGAAGAACTCTGATGCTTGGTCTATTCTTGAAGATACGATAAGTGACAATCTAACCCCATCTAAGAATCCAGCAAACGATGGGACACTGGATAAGATTATCATCACACTGAAGAGATTGAGTGAGTTCTTCGGTGAGTATGAGACTGAGATAGATGAAGAGGATTTGAAAGAAGGAAGTATAAGCAGTGAAGATTTCAAGAAGTTAGTTATCGAAATGTATCCTAAAGTAAGGAGAGCATTCCTTGACAACGTAAAGAATAGAATGAAGGACATCAGTGCAGAGGGCAAGGTCATGGGTACTAAGATACCTAGTCCCGATGGCGGCTTTGTAGAACCTGCGATTTGGATTCAGATATCACAGGGGGTAGGTCAATGAAGCCCGAAGTCGATTTGAACAGGGCGTTTTCTTTCCTCATGGAAGGTGGCGAGGATGCTCTTGAAGCATACATGGATAGGTTGAACGCTGAACACTTCGATGAGCAAGGTAATCCTAAGACTACTGACTCGACAATTGCAGAGCGACTGAATCCTGATGAGATGACGTATAAGGAAGTCATAGCAGAACTGAAGAGAAGGGGAGTTGAGAAATACACTCAAAAGAAAAAGAAAGTCAAGAGAAGCGAGTATAACCCTGAAACTAGAGAGTTTGAAGAAAAAGAAGTCGAGATAGAAGAGCCAGTACCTGCTAAGTTCAACAAGGAGGAGGCGATTGCTAGGCTCAAGCAGGAGATAGGAGAAGCCCCTGCACCTAAAGGAAAAGTCACCGAGAAGTTGAAACTGCGTGACATGAAAGCCTTCCCCGATGATGTGCTTTACGTCTACTTGCAGAGTAAGTCAAACTCTAGAGGCTCTAGCGACATTGCGATAATGAGGGGGAAGAACCTTCAAGGTAGGCTCATTCTAAATGCAGATGGAACAACGAAGAAACCTAGAGCAGTTCTAGAGGATGTCACAGATGAGGTAGAAAAGAAGTTCCCAAGTTTCAAGCAGATTCCAGCAAGAAAGAGAAAGCCGCTTCTAGAGGAGGTAATGACTCTAGGGTTTGAGGCAGTGTCGGAAGCAGGTGACTCAGAGAGAGTCAAGATGACTGCCTCTGAAGTGGTGAACAATGTCAAGCAGGACAAGGACTTGCTAGACATACTAGGGTTGTTCAGACTAAGGGGAGAACCCTTGGATGAGAAGATAGTCAAGTTTTACTTCGATAAGTTTCGCAGTCCGAAAAGGACACTAACTAGGAATAGAGCATGGGAGAACTATGTCAAGAAGAATATCAGATTGGGCTTCGACAAAATGGACACCGACAGAGCAATTAAGATTCTGGATACTTCGATACCTGAGTATCTGATTCCTATCATGTATCCATTCAAAACGATGCTTAAGGAATTAGGGCAGAAGAAGACAGAGGGCAAGGGAAGGTATAGCATCTCCACACTAAGGGCTTCTGAGATAATGGGCAGAGTAGATACCAAGGACAGAAAGAGAAGACAAGAAATCTACAACTATTGGAAGAAAATAAACTCTGAGTTTGAGGATTTCAAGGAAGCACACAATGCCTTCAAGGATGCCATTGACCAAATCAGCGATGAGTATTCTTCTGAGTTGAAGAAGGTCTTTGATGAGTTTGTTGCTTTCAAGGTTGAGGAGTTGAATTACATTGCCCTTTACGAAAGAGTGGAGATTGAAGACATAGCCAACATAGAAGACAAGGCCATCTCACTTCTAATGGAGTTCTTGAAAGAGAATGCACAATTACCAAAAGCAGATATCACAATGCTTGACGAAGACAAGAAGACCATAGACGAAATACCAATGAGTGACTATGGTGCAATGGTTGACGAATTAGAGAACTTAGATAGTGAAGATGAGTTGAAGGATAAGATAAACTCATTCTCAAAGATAAAGGTAGACCCTCTATATGCCTACGCAGCAGAGAGGGATGACACAGGAGCGTTAGTCGCAGGAGCATCGTTAAAGAAGCAGTTGCGTGAAATCGAAAGAAGGATGAAGACTGGTCTTGTTATCATCGATATGGGTGACTTGATACCTCGCTTGGAGAGTCACATAAAGGACTTGCAGCAAATGGAAGTTGGTTCGGTAAGGGAATTGTATCTTCCAGTGATGAAGGAACTAGGTAGAACTTCAGATGATGATGCTAAGGTTCACGAAAGAATTCAGAAGTATTTGGAAACAGTCAACGAGTTCATAGAGTTCGGCACTGATTTTGAAAGACGCTCAAAGGCTGGCAGTGTTGGTCTTGGACAACAGGAGAGGAAAACGAAGGAAGGTGAGACTATGAGAGAAGCACGTTCTCCTAGAGCCTCATTCGGTAGAGCAGGAGCAGGGCTTACTCACATCAAGGAACTGAACAGACTGAATATAGGTGATAAGTTTGAAGACCTAATAAAAGCGATAGTAAATTTCTACATAGAGCCTAGTAGGAGTAAGTTCAAACCATCAGACATACCACTTGAGTTTATTGAGAAGGTTGGTAGTCGCCCTATTGAAAACATAGCGATGGAGACTAATGCAGAGGTGAGTCCTCTTATAGCACTTCTAAGGATGGAGAGCAATGAGTTCAGTCTGAGTCTAGGTCAAATAGAGAATATACGAGACTTCTCCCAACTGCTGACTGGCCTGAATGTAGGGTCAAAGCAAAATGAGTTATTGCAGACAACCAAGAAACTAGCAGATGAGATAGATGACATCTATGACGGTGAGATAACCAATGCAGTCAATGTGGAGTTTGGAAACTTCTTGCACAATATATTCGATGAGTCAGGCTTGGATGCCAAAGAGTTCGGGCTAGGAGGAAGTAAGAAACCAACGAGCGAGTGGGCTAAGGATTATGAGGCAAGCAAGGTATATCCATTTGAGGCAGTTCTCAATCATCTCATATCCAATAAGGAGACATACAAGGATAAGGTCAAGGGTTCAGAACGGCTGATTGGAAACATAGTACAAGCAGAAACGGACTTGAAGATAACGAAGTCCGAGGAACAGACATTGATTCTCAAGGCTCACGATGAAATCAGGAAGATGCTAGGAAAGCCGATTTACTATGGCATGTCCAATATAGAAAACTACGATGCGGTTTCAGAGGCGATAGACCTGATGAACGACAAGTACAATGTAGACATGTCTGCTATGGAAGTAGAGAAGGTTGTCAAGGAACTAGACTCAATGAGTAATATTGGGACTAAGTACGGTATTCCACAAGAGGGGGTCTATTTCCTCAAAGCGAACTTCAGGTGAGGAAATGGCAGACATACAAATCAAGGAAGTATCCCAACAAGATGCTATCTTCATGTGGAACAGGGACAACCCTGATGACCCATTTGTGAGAAACGCTCCTTCTTGGTATGACTTGGATAATTGGGTTGTCAGAACAAACGATGGTGAGGTTGTTGGTATTGCTGGATACAGTGACAAGGGAGACTATGGTATCTTAGGCGGGTTGAAGGCGAGAGACAGAAAAGCACCGAAAGGCGGTGGAAACTGGAAGGCACTCTTGCAGTATAGGATGGACAAGTTAGCAGGTAAACCTAAGATTCTAGGGCTTCGGTCTACGAAGATACCACAGCAAACATGGGTTGGTTTGCATAGAAATCTGAAGTTTCAAACTGATGACTTAATGGGAATACCTGAAGAGTTAGTCGATAAGTTTCGACAGAGGTATGGTGATGATTGGGGCATCAAGAAGAACTTGGGTTGGAGGTTCATTCTAATGAGAGGTGTTTTCTAGTGCCTGAACTAGACAACTTAGATTTCGTATCTAGCATGGATATGGAATTATCTAGAAACTCATTTCCATATTTCTTTCAGAACGTATTGGGTATGATGTATCCTGAATACATGAAAGAGTGGCTAGAGTCTATGGAGAAGACAGACAGGACAGTTATCGTTTGTAGCAGAGACCACGGAAAATCAGTCTTCATGCATTGTTGGGTTGTATGGAATCTCATATTCCAAGAGCCTCCATTTCAGATGCTATACATATCATCGAATCAAAAGCAGACACTTGTTCACATGAGGGAGATTGATAGATACTTCAACCATCCAGCGTTGAAACAATTCAAGCCTAGTCGTGGATGGGCAATCGGGAACATTCAACTTACCAACGGCAATGCGATTCTAGAGCGTTCCGTTGGTTCTCAGATTCGTGGTCTTCACCCACAGGAGATTATCATTGACGACCCCTTGAAGGAGTTCAGTCTCGCTGGTATTCAGAGAGTAACAGATTGGTTCTTCGGTGACATGATTCCGACTTTGCATCACACTTCCAAACTAAGGATGATTGGAACACCGTTTACCTACACTGATATCTTCGCACAATTGGAAGAGAACGAGGCATACACTGTAACGAAATACCCATGTCTTAATGCATTGAATGAACCGCTTTGGCCTGACCGTTGGGACTTCGATGCATTAATGCAGAGGAAGGCAGAGATAGGTTCTCTGAAGTTTACAAGAGAGTATCTGTGTGTTCCAATCTCCACTGGAACTGCTCTCTTCAATCCTGAGTTTATCGAGAAGTGTAAGAACAAGGACTACATTTTGAAACTAGGAAATAGAAAAGACAAGGGCTACAAATACTATGTCGGTGTTGACCCTGCTATCTCAACCGATGGTGACTATAACGTAATCACAGTTTTAGAGGTGGATGAGAATAAGAACAAGGCAATCGTTCATGTTGACAGAGCCAAGAACATAGAGTTCAGAGAGAACATAGAGAAGATACGTTTGATTGGCAAGGTGTTTGAGCCGGAAGAGATTCTATTTGAGACTAACACATTCGCAAAGGCATTCACACAGGAACTCAAGAATATGACAGATTTGAATGTCAGAGACTTCAACACAACTAGAAAGAAGAAACAGGAGATAATTCTAAATCTTCAGATGAACATAGAGAATCAGAAGATAATCATGCCTTATGGTGACAATGCAAGTAGAAGACTGACTGGTGCTTTGATTGAGGAACTATCGATGTTCTCAATAACTGCAAGTGGTAAGTTTGAGGGAGTCGGCGCACATGACGATTTAGTGATGAGTTTAGCATTGGCAAATGCTGCTGCTCAGGGAACAGGAGAACAGTTTGTTTTGTTGGATGACTTGGACATCTTTGATGAACCTACCACTACTCGGCGTAGTGTATCCGGTGTGATGGGTATCAACTTTTGAGGTGAAGATGTGGGAGAAAAAGGAGATAAACTCAGGGAAGCGGCTGCACTCGCTGACCAAGAAGAGGAACTCCAAGAGAGACAGAAGGAAATCACAGAGTCACTCAAAAGTGAATGGTTAGATAATCAACCACTAACTAGTCATTTTGAGATAGAGAAGAAATTTGCAAAGGAATACAACGTTGGTCTATCAGAGGCTAGAAAGGCAATGAGCAACTCATTGAAGAAATATGAGATAGAAGGAAGGGACATCCCGCTCATGATAAAGGAGTTGAGAACCTATCGTAGAACCCTGAAGGGAGAGCCAAAGATAGCAGTCACGAAATCAATAGACAATCTAATCAACGCATACTCTAATCACTTAGATGAAAATATAAACAAGATATATTGGATTAGAAAATACAAACCTGCGTTGAAAGACTTAACTCTATCAGAGGAGAATATAATCAAACTGTCTTTGATTCATGATGAGCAGACTCGTAGGGATATAATTGACACCCTATGCAAATATTGGGAAGCAAGGCTAGACAGAGATGGGATGGCCTATGGTGAAGAGTATGCTAGGTTGACAAAGGAGATGGCAAGCACAAAGAGAGAAGTAAACTCTACAATTAAAAAATATGTAGTCAACATAGGGCCAAAGGAACTCATTAAGAGACACATCGTAAAACTAGTTAGTGAGGAACAAGGAATCTCTGCTAGGCAAGTTCATGAGAGACTACCAAACAATCTCTTCAGAAAGACATCTCCATCTATGATATCCAAGATGGCACGTTCTGCTAATGTGACAGTCGTAGATGGTGCATTATACAAGATGAGCGATGAGATAAAGAAGGACATATATGCCTACACTGCTGCCTTCATCGACTCAGATGGGTATATCACAATGGACAAGAACCACAATCCTAGAGTTGGTTTGGTCGCCACCGGAGACAGAGGTAAAGCCTTCATGATAGAGATGCATAAGTCACTAGGTTGTGGTAGACTACACCTCGACCAAAAATCACCACAGGACACCAAACCAATCAACAGATTGAACTTCTACTCTCGCAATGACGTTAATGAAATACTAAGCAAGTGTATGCCCTACTTCAAACTCAAGAAGAAGAACGCAGAGATATTGGTCGAGTTGCTTCGTATGAAGAAGAGCCACAAAAAGGCATCTTGGTATAACGCTCGCAAGGAAGAACTCTTCAAACTCATGAAGTATGAGAATCATAAAGACGATAAGAACTACGACTTCGCAAAATACAACATTGATATTGACACTGTTGCGAAGTATTATGACAATGACAAGACAATAGAAATGGACAAGTTGGAATCCATAGTAAAGAACGAGGTAGAATAAAATGGTAGAAGAAAAAAGACCCTCGTTGTTTCAGCGATTAACACGCAGAACAACACCGAAGCCCCAAGACAGAACGATATACAATCCGGGAATACAAGAGAAAGACACATCCTATCTCATAACAGCCCCGATAATATACCATGTCACATATCAATCAGTGATTGCTAGGACATGCATCACACAGTTGAAGAACGAGATATTCAGAAGAGGGTATGTTTGGGAAGAGAAATTCACCGCTCGCTGTGGTGACTGTGGAAAGGAACACAAACAAGCAGTAACAGAGTGCGTTGAATGTGGAAGCACTAATCTACTCAAACCCGATAGAAATCAGTTGAAGTACATCAAGAAATTACTCGATGGGTATGTCAACAAGGGAGAACAGATGTTCGTTGATGTTCTCAAGGAGATGGAAGACGACCTCAATATAATGGATGATGCATATCTAATCATGGTAAAGGAATACTATGTCGATGGTAATGGCGACATTCGTATGCATCGAATCAAAGAAGTCTATCGTGGAGACCCTGTTAGTATGCACATATACGCTGATGAGAATGGTGAAAGAGGAAGTGAGGGATTCACTTGCTTGAATCATAGAAACTTCATCAGCAAGTCAATGACTGACTCCTGTGAGATGTGTGGCTCTGAGTTGCATCCTGTGCATTATGTCAACAGGGCAAATGGAAAGGAGCAGTATTTCATCGATGGAGAAGTTTTACACTTCAGCAAGTATGCACCATCAAGACTCTACGGCCAGTCTCCGATAATGACTCTGTGGAATCACATCACCACACTCATTGCTATGGAAAACTATGTCAACTCGTCATATACCAAGGCTAGAATGCCAAGAGGAATACTAGCAGTTCAAACTAGAAACATGGAATCGATGAAGTCCTTTTGGCGTGGTGTCAAAGAGAAGATGGAACAAGACCCTCACTTCATTCCAGTAATGGGTATAGAGGGTGAAGGAAAAACAGGAGCAGTTGAATGGGTCAAGTTCATGGATAGTCTCAAGGAAATGGACTACATACAAGTCAAGGAAGACTTGAGAGATAGAATCGCTGCCTTCTACGGAGTAAGTAAAATCTTCATGGCAGATAACTCTGCAAGTGGTGGTCTCAATAACGAGGGTATGCAGATACTCGTAACCAACAGAGCAGTCGAAATGGCACAGACGATTTGGAATGAGTACGTCTTCCCGTTCATGACTATGGAGTTTGGAATCACAGACTGGCAACTGAAACTACCACCTTCAGAAGAAGAGGATGAGATTGCCAAACTACGAAAGAGAGAGATTGAGGTTAACGTAGCAGCGTCAATCAAGAATCTAGGGTTTGAGGTTGATATGGATGATGAGGGAAGATTCACCTTCAAGAAGCCTGACCCTAAACCCGAAGCACCACCACAGGAAGGAGCAGAAGAAGAGGTCGAAACTGACCCATACGCAGGAACTGATATTGATGCAAGTCAATTAGGACAATTACAAGAACAGGCTTTGATGGGTGGTCAAGGCGGTGGGGAAACTAGAAACAAACCATCTATGGAAACTGGCCCTGATAAGAGATTCACAGGATTACCAGCAGAAGCAGGTAATCAGAATGTTGATTCACGGACAGAGAGGAGAGTAGGTTGAGCGATATACTTGAGTTTGTCAGGAAGTGGAAGGAAGAGATAGACAAACTCAATGCAGAAACAGATGAAAGAATAAGGAAATACTTGGAGGGAGAGAAGTGAGTTGGTTTGACGCAATCAAAGAGGAATCAAAGTTCACTCCTGAGAATCTATCCGAGGAGAAGAGAAGACTGTTTGAGTCTGAGCCATCCTTCAAGGTAGACTTCCCTGAATACGAGCATCCTGATAACGAAGAGGAACTGCCAAAGGTTCTCGCCATGATGAAGGACAATAAGATTGACGAGGATGAGATTGAGGACTTAGACCAAAATAACATCGAGATGATGTTGGAAATTGTCGGTGAAGAGAAGGAAGACAGGGAGGATTTGATTGAGGATATCGATATCCACACCATCAAACTGAAAGTCAAGTACGGCAGACCAAGACCTTACGAGATTTCTGATGAGATAGAATCCACAACCGATACGGATGACAGTCCATCTTTCCCAAGTGGTCATGCAATAGAGGCTTATGCTTTAGCAAGAATTCTAGGAAAGCAGTATCCCGACAAGCAAGAGGAGTTGAACAAGATGGCAGAGAAGATATCACTATCTAGGGTGAAAATGGGAAATCACTATCCAAGCGATATAGAGGTAGGAAAGAAAGCAGGGCTTCTGATTGCTGATGCATATCTATCTGAATCTAAGATTGAGAAGTGGCAAGACATCCTGCACAAGAAAAGGAAAAGCAAGTCCAAAGTAAATCAAGCAGGAAACTACACAAAGCCCGGTATGAGAAAGAGGATGTTTCAGAGAATCAAAGCAGGTAGCAAAGGTGGCCCTGCTGGTAAGTGGTCAGCGAGGAAGGCACAGTTGCTTGCTCAGAGATACAAGAAAGCAGGTGGTGGCTACCGTGACTGATTGGTTTGCAACTCTCAAGGCCAAGAAGAAGACACAACAGGACTTGGCTACTTGGACAGATGAGGAGTGGGGAAGCCAAGAGCAACATCGTGCAAAGGAGAAGGGGAAGAAAGTACCTTCCAAGACAAAGGGGAGATACATGCCAAAGGCCACATACAAAAGAACCCCGAAGAAGACATTGGACTATCAAGACAGAAAGAAAAGAAAGGGTCGTAAGAAAGGAAAGCAACATGTCCCAACAGGAAGGAAGTTCTCTCAGAAGTGATTATCATGCCGATTCGTAAAGTCAAAGGAGGATACAAATGGGGCAAGAAGGGCAAGGTCTATCGCAATCGCAAGGATGCTGAGAGACAAGCAGCCGCCGCTTATGCTTCAGGATACAAGAAATCTATGGATTGGTTTGACACACTAAAGAGGGAGAAACACCCTGCTTTGAAGAGAGCAGGTGTGAGTGGTTTCAGTAAACCAAAGAGAACTCCTAAGCATCCTACTAAATCGCATATAGTGGTTGTCAAGGATGGTAAGAAAGTCAAGACTATTCGCTTTGGACAACAAGGTGCAGATACAGTAACCGAGAAGAATCCAAAGGGAAAGAGAAAAAAGAAGCAAGCCTCGTTCAAGGCTCGTCATGCTAAGAACATCAAGCGTGGGAAGACCTCTGCTGCGTATTGGGCTAACAAAGTAAAATGGTGATAAAATGGAATGGTGGAGCATAATTAAGCAAACTGATATGGAGATGCCTGATGCTGGTGGTGATATGATGGATACAGAAGAGGGTAAAATCAAACCTGCTAAGGACATGTATGAAGCAAGAGAGCATCCGGTTGACCCGGCTGTTGCAGAAGAGGAGATGGAAAAGACACTATACGGTGGTCAGAAGAAACTCGATAAAGACAAAGATGGAGATATCGATGAAAAGGATTTGAGACAACTAAGGGAGGAAAAGAAATGACAGAAGAAAAGAAAGGAGTAAGAGAACTGGAAAGAGAACTAGCGAAAGCAAGAGCAGAGCAATATGCTCACCACAGTAGAAGTGTGACGAAGAACAGGGACTTCTCTGTTGGGGGTGTTGACCCTAATGCTGTGAAGAAGGAGAGACCCGATACAGCAGATGTTCCCGATGCAATCCTACTACCTAAGAAAAAGCGGTCAAGAACACCAAACAACCCTTGGGGATGATTCAGATGGCGCAGGATTTCATGGATATCTTGCGTATTAAGAAAGAAGATGATATAGACCCCTCAGAAGAGGAAGGCACGACTGGAATACAACTTGTTGAAGAGAAGAAAAGAAAGAAAGAACAAGAAGCCGAAGAAGGAAAGAAAGTAGCAGAGGCAGATGAGAAACGCCGTACTGCTACCGCCAAGACAGTCAGGATGTGGAAGGAGATTCTAGAGACATTCAGCCGAACAGGTGATGTCACAGATTCAGATATGAGAGGAACAATGAGAGAGTTCGTCAAATCGTACTTGTTTCCTAGAAGCACAAGCAAGCAAAAAATAGACAACTTCTATCAGAGTCTTCTAAAGCAAACTGCACCTGATGAAATATTGGCTCTATTCTTCAAGGGGTATGACACAATGGAGCAAGACGAGGAGGGTTTGCTATCACAGTTCAGACAGATGAGTGAAGATACAGCCGAGTATCGTCAAGAAGAAAAGGAATACAATGGCAAAGAGTCTCTTGAGATAATAAGAGAATTCTTTGAGGCTGCTGCTGATATGCCAAGGAATCTACTTACCGGAAAGAAGATGACGAGAGGCAAACTGAATAGATTGGTAGAAATGTTGAGAGATAGTGAGAGAATAGATGTGGATGAATTAGGTGAAGACCCTAACATGTTGCTAAGGCAATTCAGAGAACTTCTTCTCACCTTAGACAGAATAAAAGACGAGCAGGAAAACACGCTGAATAAATCTCTTGATGAAGAAGATAAAAACTGGCAACTCACAGTGAGAGAAGAAGTTGCTGGCGATGAGTTTCCAATATTTGGTACTACTGAAGAAATGGAAGATACGTTAGAGGGCAAAGAAATCTATGAAGAGCAATTAGATGCCTTTGATAGTTATCGTAAGATAACAGGACAGATACCTGCCTTAATCGATAAAATTGAAGAAATATTAGAGCATGTTGTAAATCTAAGAAACAATGCAGTAGAAGATGACAAAGTAATTGAGTTGGAGAAAACAAGAAAGAAGATGAAGCAACTTGTTAAAGTCACAGTAGGTAACTATCAATTTGACCTTGGAAAAGACAAAAAGAGGGCAATTAAAATTAACTGAGCATACACAGGAGGCAACTACATGACATGGCAGGAGATACTGAAAGCCTCCGAGTTTCTAGAGAAACTAGAGCCAAAACAGAAGAAGAAGATAAAGAAACTTCTTCAGTCAACTCAACCAACTGAGTACATGGGACAGGAAATGACGAAGTTAGAGGAAGTCATCAAAGAGATGGAAGACCTCGATTTAGTCAAGACAGATAAATTGCTCACCAAGAAGATGAAGTCCTTCCGTGAGAAGAACCTAGACATACTCGCAAGTGCTGCTGAACTTCGCAAAGACTATCAAACGCTTTATGACCAAATCAGGAGCGTAGCATACCCAAAGGGTGACAAGGAGGAGAAGGAATGAAACTTAGAATCGTTGAAGATGTAGAGTGGCATAAGGGTATGAGCCTTCCAATGTTAGGTGATTTAGAATGAGTTGGGAAGATATAGTGAAATACGGAGAGGGGTATATCCCTCAAAGCGCAAGTGATGAAGAAACTAGATTACAAATGGAGTTTCAAGATGACGATAGAAGAGAAAGCGCGATGATTAATCTTAGAGATGAACTTGCACTTGCTATGAAACCCCTACGAATTTTATCTACAGCAAGTCAAGATGAATCATTAGACGAATTATATGATACCCTTAGTGATATGAAAACACAAAAGATAGACGAGTTGGCTGATAAATTAGGTATTGTTTCTCTTTTGTTAAATAAAGTCAAAGGCAAAACAATTCTAGGCGGTAAAATAGGCAATAGACCAAGGTGATTGAAATGAGTTGGTTTGATACATTGAAGTCAGATGAGATGGCAAGAGTCACAACGACAGCCTCTACCGGACAAGACGAAGAAGCGGCTAAGAGGACTGAGGATAAAGAGGCAGACTTACTAGCACAGATTAGGGCTAGAAATAAGAAATCTAGGGAGATGAGTAAAATATACCTAGATGCACCAATTAGGAAAGCACCTCCAATAAGGAATCCTAGAGAGTCAGAGTTCAAGGATAACGCTAATGATGATTTATCGAGGGATGAGTACGTTGACCTATTCAGAGAAAAGATAGACCCAATCATAAGAGAAGCAGGTAAGAAGAAAGAGGATTATGCAGATGTCAAACTTACTGACTTGAAAATGACAGAAAAGAAGGCACAAGAAATGGCAAGGGAACTATATGGTGGTATGGGCTACGCAGCAATATTCGCAGACGATGGTTTACTTGTATTCAAATTAAAAGGAGAAGGAAAAGTATGAGCAAAAAAGAAGAAAAAGATGAAATGTTACTATTAATGAAAGAACTTGTGAACAAGGTCAACGCCTTGGAACAAGCAGTATACAACAAGGACAACATACTGATGAAGTCAGGTTTCGTTGTTCGTGAGACTCCAACACCAGCAATGGGCAATACACAAGTCCCTGATGGTGGTCAAATGTCTTGGGATGAGATTCGCAAGATGACGGAGAAAATGGGGTGAGATGAATGCCTGAGAGAGTTACGAAAGAAGAGAAAATAGTTGAACTAGCAATACTGAAAGCCAAAGAAATTCTACAAGAGGCAGGACATCTTGGAAGATTGAAACTTGATGAGGATGTCATGGGAGAGGAGATAAAAGTCAAGAAACCCAAGAAGAATCCTTCTGAGGAGAAGATGCCTCAATTGAGCAACATCGATGGCAAGGAGGATAAGACCAATGATGGAACTATGAAGAAATCCATTTTGGCTGCTGTTGATAACGTGCTAAAAGTGATGGCAGAGCAAGAATCAAGAGATATGATGAGCGGGGAGTTGAATGCATCCTATAAGAACCTCAGTGAATTAGCAGACGCACTCAGAGGAAAAGAAGGGTCGGAGGCAAAGAGAATCTCTGCTAACATAGCAAGAGAACTTGAGAAAATCAATGCGTTAACAGCAAGTGGACTGCCCTCTAAAGATATTGAGAGACCCCCTATGGCACGAAGGTTTTGATGGTGGATGACAACATCAGGCGTATCCTTTGAGAAGGAAACTAAGGCTCTATCAAAAAGAGTTCTAGATTTCTTTGAGAGGGTGCGTTATGCATACCTATCTGCAAAGGAGAACCCGAAGGAATACGGTAAGAAGTGGAAGGAAACCGTCAAGTCCATCCGTGAAGAGTACGATGGTCTAGGCGAGTTTGCATCTCAACTGAAAGAGCATATCACAGAGAAGGAACTCTTCGATGACAAGGTGTTCGATGCAGAGAGTCTTCTTGCAAGAAGGGTGTACGAAGACGTAAAGAAAATGCGATTTGAATCAAAGGGAGCAGCAGACCCATTCTCTGAGCAACTAGGCGATAAGGTTCTTGATGTTCTACTAGATGACAAGGCGACATTTGCAGCCTTCGTTCATTATGCATTGAGAAGCCATTCTAATCCTGTGCCTAAGAAAGCATGGGAGGAGGCGAAACTCAAACCTGATGAGATAACACAGGGATACATGGGTTTGGATTTAGAGGAGAAGGACATACCTCTCTATATCATCGAGCATTACGGTGATGATAAGGACTCTAGGAGAGTGCAAGGAAAGTTCAAGGAAGCACTGCAATTACTAGAGGAAGTATACGATGAGAGTTACTCGGAGGACAAATGGGAATCTCTGAAGGAGATTGACATTGCCAAGTCAGAAGAGCAGAAAGAGGAGATAGATTTCATCATACCGAACAAGCCGATGTATCGAATATTTGAACTCGATGACATGAAGGACATCAAGGGATTGAGTGGGGAGTTTGTCGTTCAAGAGAAGTATGATGGAATGAGAATACAGATTCACAAGACAGGGGATAACATCAAGATATACTCTTACAATCAGAAGGATATTACCGATAAGTGTCCTGAGATTGTAGAAAGAATGGAGAAGAAAGGAATAGGTGATTGCATACTGGATGGTGAACTTCTCCTATTCCAAGGAAAGGATGCCCTTCATCGAGCAAGTGTGATAACTCACATCTTCAAGAAGAAAATACCTGATACGAAACTCAGAGCGCATGTCTTTGATGTCATGAAGCATGAGGGGAAGGACTTGATGGATGAACCACTGAGGGAAAGAATCAACATAATGTTCTACCAATACTCTCAGCATTCCTCTGAAGAGTTGGCTTTCCCTTCCAAGAAGGATACAAGAATCGCTGATTCTATGGAGGAAGTTGGGGAGTATGCAGAGAAGATAATGGAGATGCCAACCTCAGAGGGAGTTGTTGTCAAGGACATTGAATCCACATACTACATGGGCAGGAAGAAGAACCCTAAGTGGATTAAGTGGAAGAAGTTCGTAGACTTGGATGTTATAGTTCTAGAGGACAAGAAGACCAAAAGCGGTTTGCATTCATACACTATGGGCATAGGCCCATTGACTGCCGAACAAACAAGAGAGATGAAGACAATTGAACTTGATGATAAGAACTACCTCCCTGTTGGTAAGGCATTGAATACCAAAGTAGAGGTTGACATCGGAGATATCATTCGTGTCAAGGTTGATGAGGTTACTAAGAAGGGTAAGGGATTCAGCCTCTACTCTGCTAAGGTCATAGAGTTGCCTGAAGTAGAGGAGTCAGATAAGTTGGAGACATTAGAGCAACTAGCCACTAAGACGAAGAAAGCCCTAGTGCCAAGGCATCCCTTCCTCAAACCATCAGACTTAGCAAACCCCCTGACTGTCATTGCAGAATTACAGAGAGAAAAAAAGAACAAGAAGAAGATAAGAAAGTATCTTGTCACAGACTATGTTCATGGTGAAGCAGAGATAATCTGCAAGCATGAACTAGAGGGATTCACAATCTATGGTTTCGATGGCGATTCACTAATGCAAAAGAATGCTCTCTACAATATGGATGAGTGGAAGGGACAACTAGAGAAACTAATGAAGTCAAGGAAGTCCAAACTCAGAGTTGCGATTAGAAAGATAATAGAAGAGAATCAAAAAGCAATGGAGTTTGATGACCTAGAGGAGAAACTTAGGGCTACGGAAGAGGATGCTTATGATGAAATCTTTGAAGGTAAACCAAAGAATCTACTATCTTGGATGAAGAATCAAGACGCTTTTGTTTTCCTTTCTCCTAACAAGTTCGATATATCTCCTGAGAGTATAGAAAAAGATGAGGATGAAGAACTGGCAGGGGAGTTTGAAGTCAGACAGCGTGAAGATGGTAATCTAGATTTTGTGATTGAGACAGATAAGAATAGAATGGCTTGGTTAATTGACATAGAGAAGCCTGAAGACATCTTTGACTTGTTTGGTAAGTCAGGTAAGTATCCTGCAAAGGTGTCAGAGAAGATAGACAGTTCAAAGATAATAGATAGTGGTCAACTTATCTTCGGTGTTCAAAGAGATGGCTATCACGAATATAGAATGGAAGGAGACAAGTTCCAAACTAGAATACATTTCAGAGTTGTGCCTTTGGATGAAAAGAAGTCTTGGATTGTCTTTACTGGTAAGAAGCAAGACATGTTAGAAGATTCTTCTGATGAAGGTATCATCGATATTACAAAGGACAAGTTTAGCAATTTAGAACTACCTGAATAACCGCCTACTTCTTATAGTAAAAGGAATAGGTGCTGTGAGTGTTTGCTGAACAGGAGGTATTGATTAGACAAGAGAGTTCTAGTGATTTCACTATTCTCAAGTCAGATAATCTAGTAATCGGAGGATATGCATCCATCGAAATAGTAGATAAGCAGAATGACTTGATTACACTAGAAGCATTAGAAAAAGCCGTTAAAGATTTCATGAGTGAGAAGTCTTACAGAAACGTCATGTCAAATCATTCCAACGTTCAGGTAGGAGAGGTGATAGAGCAATACCGTGATTCCAATGGTACATTACACAAGACAGGTGTAGATGGTGTCGGATTCTATGTAGTTATCAAGATGAGAGATGACATAGAGAAGGCAAAGGAAATAAACAGAGGAATCAGAAAAGGCACACTACGTTCCTTCAGTATCGGTGGACAAGCGATATCAAAGAGAGAAAGAAAATCGGAGGAATACGGGGAATACAACGAGATTGACAACTTGGAGTTGCATGAAGTTACTATATGTGAAAAAGGAATAAACCCTGAAGCGAAATTCGACATTTTGAAAGCGAAAGGAGGTAAAGAAATGACGGAAAAATTGACGAAAGCATTGGAAGAACTCAACGGTCTGTTAACGCAGGTTCGTGAAGTCACTGGTGAAACAGTCGCAAAAGAAGATGAATTGGAAACAATGGAAATGAAAGAAGATGCAAAAATGATGACCGAAAAAGAAGAGGTTGAGAGCATGGACATGGATGAAGATAAAATGTCTATGAAGGAAGACGAAGTTGAGAGCATGGATATGGAAGAGAAGGCTCTTGATGAAGACTCAACTAGAGACTATGAGGCTGGCGAGAACGTTGTAGTAAACGGAAAGCCAGTTGCAGCACCTGCTGCTCTATCAGTCTCTAAGGGTCTTGAGGGTTCTGACTTCACAACTCTCGACCTTAGTGCCGAGAACGTAGAGAAGGCTTACGAGGCTTACAAGGCAGAGCAACTAGAGGCAATGGCTTACGATAACCTATCGAAGCAATTTGCTGAGAGATTCGCTGCTGAACTTGAAGTCAAGAAATCAGCCGCAGAGAGAGCAGAGTACGATGCTTCGTCAGAAGTAGCCGCTCTCAAAGAGGAGTTTGCAGAACTACGCAAGTCCCTTACTGCAAAGGATGATGAGATAAGGAAAGCAACAGAAGTCGCTTTCTCTCTACCTGAAGGATTCCCAACAACTGCTGATGCAGTTGCTGAGATGTCATGGGGAGACATACACAACCTCGCAAGGAAGGTGAACTAAAATGAGTGGATATATTAACACAGTAAAAGACTTAGAAGCAGCCACCTACGGCTATGCTGGCGCACAGGGCAATGCTCTGCTAAAGGCTGCTGGTGTTGTCGGTGGTTTCGGAACGCCCCACGATGCAGCAAGCAACCCGTTTTCTGCTGCTAGTGGATTGGGAGACCTATACAACGTTCTCTACGGACAGAAAGTATGGTCTATGCTAAACCAAGAGGTTAACCCTCTTGCTATGCTTGCAAAGAGACCCTACACATCCAGTGGATGGAGAGTCCTAAAGAGCAGAGCGCAGGGTGGCTCAGGTTCTGCATTCGGAATCGGAACTGGTGCTGAAGGTTCAGACACACCAAGAGCAGACAAGATTGGTGGTGTTGGTGAGAACGCAACTCTAGGAACTGGAAACGATATCCCACCAATTGCACCTCAGTATGAGAAACTATACGTCAGTCCAAAGACGATTGCTCACTTGTTTGAGTTCTCGGAACTTGGTATGGAACTTGCTGCTATTGATGACGGTGTTGGTGACATTCGTGCAATCGTTAGAGAGGACATGGGTAAACTACACGCAGAGACTCAGAGCAAGATGCTAGTTATGCCTCTTGAGAGGTATGATGACGGAACTGCAACAACCATCGAGCGAAACTACACATCTCTAATGAAGATAGTTTCCTCTGCTGGTGAGATTGCTGCTATGTATAACGCAAACCTATTGGACACTGGTGCTAACAACGGAGACAACTCCGCAGTAGTCGCTGATGTAGTAAGACTATTCGGTACTTCCCGAACTGTTTCCGTCAGCAGCAACGCTGCAACTGGAACTGCTTCCTTCTTGGATGCAGAGGTTGACTTCGGTGCAGGATATGCTGCTGGCGATGCTAGAGTTCTAACTCTAACCATGCTTAACGACATGATTAGGAGAATCAGGCAGAACGGCGGAAACCCGAAAGTTATCTTGACTGGCTACGACACTGTTCAGCACCTTGCTGACTTGCTACAAAGCCAAGAGAGGTTCATGGACAGGAAGGAGATTGTTCCAACCCACAACGGAGTTCGTGGAGTTAAGGGACAGGAAGTTGGATTCAGAGTTGCAACATACTACGACATCCCAATTATCCCAACCAAGGACATGCCATCTACTGGTAGCAACACAACCAACGAGTTGAGTGACATACTCATCCTAGACACAGACCATCTGTGGCTATCGGTGATGAAGCCTACTCAATACTTTGAGGATGGTATCACTAGCGGAAACCCATTCGGTGTTGGCAAACTTGGGAACCAAGGAATGTACCGAACGATGGGTGAAACCGGATGTTCGTTCTTCAAGGGACAAGGAAAGATAACCAACATCAAGAGTGCTTGAGGTGATTAGAGTTGGCACACACAGTTACTCTAGTTGCTGACCATAAGGGCGTAACTGCCCCAAAGGTTGCAGGTGACGAGTATGTGGTTGATGCAATAGTCAACATAACTGCATACGTTCAGGGTGGAATAACTCTGACTGCTGCTGAATTGGGTCTGTCTTCCCTACACTGCGTTCTAGTAACAGGTGTAGAGGAGATTGGACACAGTGCAAGAGCCGTCATCAGTACAGCAGGGGCATACGAGTCAGGAACAAGTGCCAAACTTATCCTGTCTACTGGTTCTGCACAACAATCAGGTACAGGGGATGAAGGCATGGTGAGAGTCCGTGTCTATGGTAATCTTTGAAATAACAATGATTAAGTGATAACGTAAAGTAGTAGCCTCTGCCCGTAACAGGGCAGGGGTTACTACCAACAAAAAAAATAAGGTGTTATTATGGCAAAAGTAAAGTTAGTTAGACATAGACCGACTGGCCCTCTCATCTTGAGAAGAGGCGGTCAAACATACGCATTAACAGCGCAAGAAGAAACAAAAGTTCCGTTAGGAATAGCAATAGGAATGCTAGGAGATAGCGGATTAACTGTTGAGTTAGATTCAACAGACTCAGGTGATATACTCGGACTCAACGAGTATCTCCTAAACCTACTCAAAAAAGAGTTCAACCTTGAGGGAGATGCAAAGGCAGTAAGGACTGCACTATTCCCCTCTGAGAAGAAGTCTTTCATTCCAAATCTGATTAAGGAGACTCCCGTAGAAGAAGAGCCTGAAGAGGTTGAAGAAGAGGCTGTTGACTACTCAAAATATACAGTGAAGCAACTAAAAGAAATGCTTGAGGAAAAGGGACTATCTACTGATGGCAAGAAAGCCGACCTAGTGGAGAGAATGTCGGGGGCAGAGTGATGTCAACTCCCACCTGCAACAGCACAGGAGTTCTTTCTACTAGCACAGTAGCAGTAAAGCATCATGCTAAGATAATGAGCGTTCATGCCACATCAACGGCTAACGCTCTAATGACTGTCAAGATATGGGACAGTGACAACTCTACAACATCAGGCAAGAAGGAGGTTGCCCGAATAGTTCTACATGCAGGAGGCACTGCTCAAACCATTGAGCAAGACCTACATGGCGTTCTTGTAGCCAACGGAATATATGTTCAGATTACTGGCACAGGAACTGTCTCTGTGAACTTTGCTTGAGGTGATTAATATGCCAAGCATAGATACAGATACTAGACTAATAATGACTGTTCTTTTTGTTGGAGCAGTTAGTGGAGTCAATGTGTACTTCTTCTCACAATACGGTTCTACATTCGTAAATGCCTATGGCCCTTATCCAGTGGCTATGATATTCGGTGTCCTCACAGTAGGTGGCATTGTCATATTGAAAGCATTGTTCGATTTGATGATTAATGACTACATAGAGGACTTTCTACTTCAGCGACAAATCAACGCTTATTGGAACAGAAAGGCAAGAGATGAGGAGAACCGTAAGAGAGTTAGGGAGTCATTCAGAGGCTTCCAACAGCAGTTTGGTACAACACCAACAGTATACGGAGACCAAAACCTTCCAGTGATGCAGCCATCACAGGAAGTGCAAACGGTCAGTCCTACCTTCCTAACAGGTTTCAATGAGTGATTTAGATGGTAAGTGAAATCCTATTTGGAATGGATGAATCTACTCTAGCCTATGACTTACAAAGAGCGCACTCTGCTGATGTGTGGTTTCTAAGAGCGAGGTTTTGGCTTTGGGGAACATTCGCATCTATTGCAAGTTTCTTCGTAGGTCATGCCATCTCTCTTTGGGGAATCAATTTGTATGAAGTTGGATGGCATGTACTCAGTTCTCTTTGGGGCGGTCATTGACTTCTCAACCATTTTAATGCTCTGCGACATCCGACTCACTGACGAGGTGATAGTGTGTCGGTAATGGCAGGTTTTGCAATACTGATTGTAGAAGCAATGAACAAGTTGTATAATCGGCTTCACGCTATCAATTTCGGCATCTATGGTGCAAGTCAAGCAGGTAAGACTACACTGCATAAACAACTGATGACTAGAGGAGAAGTGCCTGAAATACAGAAACGTACAGTAGGCAGACACAGGGCTACTCGCAAGTTCGTCAAACTAGATGGAGATGCTCATACTGTAAAGACTGCTGACATAGGTGGGCAGACTGTCTATTGGGAAGAATGGGTTAGAGACATGCGAGGAAGGCATGTAAAATACATCATCTTCATGTTTGATGACAGACATCTAAGCAAGCACTATGACATAGAGCAGCAGTTATCTTGGACATTTCTAGTTGATACTATCTGCAATCCATATTGGACAATTGGTGGTAGAAAGAAGAAGAAGCAAGACCACGACTATCCCTTGGCTGTCGGTCTTTGGGCAAACAAGTATGACTTATGGAAAGACAAGTATCCCTATGATGGAAAAATAGAGAATCATCCTATTTTTGAATCTTTCAGACCGGGATTGCAGAAGTTGAATGAAACTGGAATACCTTGTCATAAGTACATAGTGAGTGCTAAGTCAGACTCTGAAATGGTTTATCGTGGAATATTAACAATGATAAAAGACTACTGATGCGTCAGATTAGTCAGGTCTTACCGCAGGGTAGACCTAGATTGGTAGGAGAAACAGAAAATGTCCATGCAATTTAACCCCCCTAGTTTGATAGGAGCAACGAACGCAACAGTGAATGCTGGCCCTAATCCATTCATGGATAGGTTGACTGCTGCAAGAGCAGCAGGGCCAATAATGGCTTATGAGTATAAGGCATTGAAACCAAAGAAACAGTTGAAAGAAATAGTGAAGGTATTGAAACCTGAGAAGAAAACATTTCTCAAGATACCTTACTCCTTCAAGTACAACTACAAAGATAGATGTGTGATATGTGGAACACAGAAGTTTTGGACAGCAGACGACACTAGAAGACCACCGCTTCCACTGCACAAGGTTCGCAAGGGATATCCAATGAGAGGAACATACTGTGAGAAACATGCAGCAATACATATGCAGTATGAGATGCTAGAACAGCAAATACTAGCAGAGGAACATGGACTTTCATTCAGTGCTTATATTCCTTCTGCTAGGAGTCTGAATCCAGTAAACCTAGTAAAGTCAGGGCCGATAACACAACTGAAGCAAGAGGATATTAATTCTCTTACATCTCTAGGATGGACAGTAGAGCCACCAGTTAGTGAGAACTCATCGAAGGAAGAGCAACTCTATGCTCTGATGATACAGAATACTGCCATGTCTGCTAAGATTAAATCTTTATTGACCGAAGGCGTTAAGATTGAGGCACAGGAAGGTGGCGAGTGATGGGTGTATTCGGAACGAGCAACTCGGCCTTGTCTTCCCAAATTAATACAATGGGGCAAGCCAACTTTAAAATGACTAACAATCTCTTAACTTTGCAAGAGAATCATGTGGAAGAATTCTTTCAGTATCATGGAGAACCATTCCTAACTGCGTTTGAAAAAATGCTGGAAGATGTAGTGACTAGAGTTGTCAGTCAGATGCTAGTCAAAATGAAATTCGTTTCCAACACCAACGGTGACTTGGAAATACACCCCGATTCACTATCGGAGTTTACCACCATCACGCAAGAGAACATAGACTTGGATATTGTGAATCTACTATCGACTGCTGTTAACTCGGAAGTCATCATGCAGAGAAGAATGGCAAAGCAACAGTACCTAGAGTCACAAGGCTTTGCTTCACCATCACAAGAATCACAGATGGGTGGTATGCAACAGCAAGGAATGCCACAGGCCACACCTACTAACATACAGGGCGCACCTGCTATGGGAGGAATGAACCAGCAGATGATGCAACAGCAGATGGCTTTTAACAATCAATCAGGATATCCTATTCCACCTGCTGGATATGACCAATACAATAACCCGTATTGGATAGACCCCAATACTGGTCAACCATCATACACCCCACCAACTAGTGGTCTTGGACTCGCTGGTGCTTTGAGTAAAGGGGTTGCTTGGGCAAAGTGGTTGGCATAGGTGGAATTTAATGTATGAGTTTAACTATCGATAGTAGCAATGATAGCGAACTCAAAGATACATTCAGCCTAGATGATGCATCCGTTAACAGTGCGACTGTTGAACCAACAAATGATGCGTCTGTTATTCTACGCACCTTCGTTCTTAAGATGCTTCAGAAGCAAATGAAATCAAGTAGGAGATTCACACCTGATAGTGTTAAGAGAGACTTCAGAATATTGATGTCACTTACTGATTCTGATTTCAAGACAGAAGAAGATTTTCAAAAGTATGAGGATTACATGGGAAAACTTGTGAAGAAGGCACTGGCTCTTCCTGTATATGAGACTATCAATCAGATAGATGACAACTTGCCCGGTAAGAAAGGTGCTGCAATGTTTGAGTTGTTTGGCAGTGGTGCAAAGGAAAGAAGTGATTTCGACTCGGATGAGGCATATGAGAAATACTTAGAATCAGTAAAAGGTAAACCAAGCCCTGTGGCTAAAGTCATAAAAGAAAAGGAAGTGACTTTTGAGCAACTGCTGTTACCCGCCTATCTAGGTCAGACATACGAAGGGACTGCGAAGAATGGTAAGATGTCTAAAGTCATGGAAACCATCGATAAAGACCAAAGCCTCTTTGATGCAAGTAAAATCAAAGACTATCTCACAGAAGATAAAAGTGATGAGAAGACAAAAGGTAGAATCTCTTACACATGGAATTTAGAGGCATATCTAAAGGCATTATTGAAAGATGATGGATTCGATGATTTTGACAGTGAGCATCTTCGTTTCATCCCCAATAACGAAAAGGAAGAAACTGTTACTCTGAATAAAACTAGATTTGACAGACTTCTAGGAATGTCTTCCGATAAGATAGAGATAGAGAGAGGATACGTTAAGGAGATGAAAGATGTTGTTCCTACCGTGTATAGAATAGGAAACAATGAGTTTGATGCCAAGACACAAAAGGGCAGGGATAAGGCTGCTTCTTTCCTTACCAGTATGATAAGACTAGAAGATAGTCAAGTGGATAAAGTTTCTAAAGAGATTCTAGAAAAGTCTAACTTCATGAAAGCAAGAAGAGTACGAGATAGGGACAAGGCATTGAGAGGAGTAGGTGAAGGAAAAGAGCCAACTCTTTCTGAACTCACTAGAAACTACCTAGACCTAGATGTAGGAAAGGTGACGTTTGTTATCGCTGTATATGGATATCAATCGCTTAAGAAAGGAACAATATCACTGCCGGACTTAAAAGAGGGTGAGTCAGAAAAAAGAGAAATCACTGTTTATGGGATGATTCTTGATAAAACAGGAGAATTAAGATTAGCGGAAGAAGGTGCTTTTGCCATCACTGAAAAGGAAAAGGCACAGAGTATATCTGATATAGTCAAGGGGGTTAAGACCTTCATGGCTAAGACCCGAAGATTTAGGAGTTGAGTAAAATGGCAAAACTATCCTCCCCAAGTGACTTTACGAATATCAATCCAAACTACTCGCAAGGAAGAGGATTCTATACTACGCATAGTGATGTGTCACAGTTATTGCAGATAGCAGCATTCAGTTCATCTACTACTCCTTCTATCGCAGAGGTTGGAAACCTAATCAAGAAAGCAGAGGAGAGAGTAGATGATGTCGTAGGACATTCTTACCGACCAGTAATCTACCATCATGAGTTTCATGGCTTTGAGGCTTTCAAGATGGGTGCTTATCCAGTAAATAGATTCAAGGATTACATTGGCTTTGTTCAACTAGAAAGACCTGATGTTCAGAAGATTGTAAGGCTAGAGGTATGGCAGGGAACTGAGTATGTTGACTTGGCATCTGCCTCTGCTAAGATAAAAGTTCCATCAAGTCCCACAGGAGGCTCTTGGGTTATTGCTCTAGGTGTAGGAGCATACACATTCAATATTACGAAGGGAACTGATTTCTTCGACAACTATGGCCCAAAGACAACTGCTAGTCAAATAGCAGATGCAATCAATGAGGTCTTTCCACACAAGACTGCGAAGTTTACTGGTGAGACTTCTGCCAAGACTGTCACTGCAAATGGTGCGCCTACTGTGAATGTGTCTGATTTCTTCTATGCCACAACCGACAGTGAAGCGGGAGACACAGTTGTAATTTCCTCACTCTTGATGGGAGAGGATGGTTCTGCTTGTACGATATCATCAACAGTTGGCACAGTAACTCAGTTTACAGATAATCAAAATCAAAAGAGGTTGGGAGACTATTGGACAATTGACAAAGATGGCAAGATATTCTTCTTGAAGAACTACCCATTCCTACATTCGCATTCTGTTCGTGTCACATATGTCAGTGGGGAAAAGAGAGTACCTGCTACGATACATGATGCTGCTACAAAACTGGTTGCAGCCGAGGTCATAAGACATGATGACAACTCAATACTCATTGCTGAGACAGGCTCTAACATAGACCTGAAAACTAAGCACGATATACTTCTTGAAGAGGCTAATAAGATACTAAATGGAAAGAAGGATATCATACATTTCATTGATTAGTGATACTATGAGTGCAGAAAGGAAGTTTCTTGAGATTCTAAAGAAGGAACAAGAAAGAAATGAACTTCTGAAAGACATGGAGGATATCATAGGATTCGATGTTAGTTTCTCTGATGAGATGGTTATGAGAAACGCTAGAGATGCATTTACTAAAGCATATGAAAAGGAACTTCAGGAGAAGATGAAAATATGGATGAAGTAACATTAATCATCAGGCTTCTGCAAGATAACTGGTCATCATCGGCGGCGGCTTTGGTCAGTGCTGGTACAATATCTGCCAGTCACAATGCCACTCCTAAGTTCATTGACATACGCTCGATAGAACCTCAAGAGGGAAGAAGGGTAGACATAGATTCAGAATCTGTTATCATCGTCTTTGAGGATAGTTCTGCTACATCCTATCCAACCATAGATTATGCTGCTAGAAATGAAGACTTCTCATTCACTCTTCATCTAAGAGTTCTGCATCGAAGAGATATGACTAGTAATACGTTTTCTAGAGACAGATTAGAGGCTCTCTACAAGATAGTCAGATACATCTTTGAAAACAATGCTTTTAGGCCAACTGTCTATGCAACACCCGCCGATAGCAGTTCGGCGGCTTTGGGAGATGCAGATTTAGTAAGATTAACATCGAGAAATGAGGCTAATGATAGAGGGAAAAGACTATTGGGATATAAGATTGGAGTAGAACTAAAGCGGTTTGCAAGAGCGACATGAGGGAATGAAAAATGGTGAGTAATGAAGTATTCGTAGGAGCAAATGCACAAGTGGGTTTATGCCCTGAACTAGACCTTTTCTTTGACCAAGCAGTATTGAGCAACAGTGGTCTGACAGTCACTATGTCATCTAGTGGTGACACTGGTGGGGATATCTCAAGTGGTGGTCAACAAGCAGTTACCAAACTAATTCCAAATCTCTATGTTGGCTGCACTGCTAAGATTACAACTCAGTCAAACGTAGCAACCACATACAGGACAGTCACTGCTAACACTGCAACTGCCTTCACTCTAGACTCTGCTCCAACCGATAGCAATGGAAGTGCTGTTTCATCAGGAACGATAGAGTTCACAATACTCTCTTTTGGCGCACCAGCCTATGGGCCAATCAAGTCATCCACTGGAACTATTCTATCTGATAACTGGCTAGGTCTAGTAAACACATTTACCCCACCAAACGTAGAGGTTGAGATGAAGCAACTGAATCTCGCTGCTGCTGGTGGTAGGAACTTCGATTACCAATACAAGGGAGCAGAAACCGTATCAGGTGGCTCTCTAGATATCTCACTCAACAATGCTTCTTGGTTGTACTACGCACTAGGTAAGGTTGCTCTAGGTGCAATGACTGGAAGCAGTTCATCCGGTGTTGGCACTGGTTCTCAGAATGGTGTTGGATTCAATGTTAGCACTGAGAGAATAGTGAGGATTGTCGATGCTAACAACTTCCCTGAAGTTAACAACAGCAATGTAGACTTAGCAGAGACACACTTCAACTTCCTTGCAGGAAATGATATGTTCAACTACACCTTTAGTGAAGCAGATGATGATGTTCTACCATCCTTCGCTCTTGATGTTGTATATCGAAAGGCGGGTCACACTGCTACCACTGTCGTAGACAGCAACACGCCAAATGAGAATATGTACTCAAGAATATTCACAGGTTGCCAAGTCAACACTCTTACTCTTAATTTTGAAGAGGGTCAAGAACTCAAGTGTTCAATGGACTTAGTAACAAGAAGAGCCTTTGATGCTCCTGATGGATACTTGCCTCTCGGTGGTAACGCTTCCCTAACTGCCCTAGACAACACTGATGGCGGAAGAGGCTTCGTCAATTACAGTTCTACTCTAACAGACAACTACCCATTCCTTTTCTCTGATGGAACAATAACACTATTTGGTCAATCATTGGCTAGGGTGAAAGGTGGCTCTCTTGTCATCAACAATAACATACTCCCACAGAGGTTCATTGGTAACTACAACAGAGAGATTGTATCTGCACATCTACCCGGACAGAGAACATACGAATTGACTCTAACCATGCTCATAACAGATACGAAACTGTGGGATGAATTGAGAAACGACAACGAATCAACTGGTGCTTTGAGATTGAAGTTCACTAAAGACTCAGGTGAAGAGATAGACATTCAACTCGCTGATTATCTAATCAACTCAGTTACAGTGCCTTTCCCTGAAGACAAAGGGCCAGTAGAAGTAGAGGCATCTATAACAGCAAGGACTCTGACGACTGCTACTTACAAGGGTAAGTGGGCAATCATGACTCTTGGCGGTAGTGCAACAGGTAATTAGGAGGCGTGACCAAGTTAGGTAACGCTATCCTTTTTTTCGATTCCACCAACACGTTTGTTTGTTGGTATATTAGTTAGGTGGAAAGAAAAATGACAGAAAGAAAAATTGTAAGCGATAAGACTAGGCTGTTCGCAAGAACAGCAACCGAATGCCATCAGATTAGGGTAGCCCCTGATTCTGATGAGTACCTACAAGTTTGGATTAAAGAGCCAACTTGGCTACAGGTAGAACAGGCGTTGTCGTCTGTTATGGATATGGATGCACAAGGTCAGACAATGGGCATCAATCTGAACAAGATGTATAGATACATGGTTGAGAACTTCGTAGAGAAGACAGAACCTCAACTATCTACTACTGACTTAATTAGACTCAATCCCTATATTGGTTCACAACTAAAAGACATTCTCCCAAATCCGTTTACGGATGTTATGGGGGATGATACGGGAAACGAAAACTAATCCGAAGAGGTCTGAAAGGTGGAAGCGTAAGCAGTGAGGTGGCAATGAAGATTATGCTATACACTTACTGCACTGCTTTCTCAATCAACCCTTTGGAGGCTTATGATACACCAGTGACGGTAATTAAGGAAATGTTGGAGATACATGGAGAGATAAAGAGACTGGAATCGGAGGCAATGGAAAAAGGTACAAAGAAGTGATTGGTGATGGCTGGAATAGAGGATGATATTCAGAATATCCGTGAGGAGTTTCAGGGTATTGACCGAGCCATTATCGATGGCGCAAAGAACATGCGAAGTCTCCAAGCAACACTAAGCAAAACAAATGCAATAATGGGTTCAAAGAATTGGGAGGTATTCTCCCGATTTATTTCAGGAACAGGTCTTTGGAGAGTACAGAACAGAATCAAGGCTACTGTCATACTACTCAACGAGATGGCTAGTTCGACAGAGAGAAGAAGACTAGAGGAAGTAAAGCAACTAAAGGTCTATGCAGAGATTGCAGAGCAGTCCGAAGAGATACAAGCGATACAAGCAAACATAGAGAAAGCAGAGAAAAGCACTGGTAAAGCAAGAGAAGACGCAATTGAGGCTTTGAAAGGCCAATCTCAGATATTCGGTGGACTTCTGTTTCAATATCAGGACTCCAACAAAGCCCTCAAGGAAATGGGCCAGTTGATGAATAGACAAACTAAGGACATGGAGAAACTGGAAAAGATTGCTACGAAAACAGCAAGAAGAAGAAAAGAAGGATTGATTACTAATTCATTGACATTTAAGATTATTACTGGATTAGAGAAAAAGATGAAGAGTGTCTTTGGTAGCACAAAGGGAATCGCCAACACTAAACTAAGCAATATCGCAGAGGCTGCTACTGAGGCTAAGGAGGGATTCTTTGGACTCAGCGAAGAGGAGATTGCTGCGAGATTTGAGGCAATGGGTCGCAGTGAGAGTGACAAAGATAACGTGCGACACAAAGAGGGGAAGACACCCGGAAAGATAGGAAACAAGTTTGCTAGTGAAGAGCAGATAAAGGAGTTCAACGAACTGGTAATGTTGGCAGAGGAAAGCAGAAGAACGAGAAAGAAACTGCTACGAAAAACTGCTGGCTTCTTCAAGTTCGCTGCTACGCCACTCACCAATATAGCAAAGCAGATGGTTAGATTAGGAGGAGGGATACTCAAGATTGTCAGATTCATGGCAATGGCAGCAGGATATCTGTTAATCCTGATGTTGGGTTTGACTATCTTGAGGGGTGTATTTGAAGAGACAAAGGAGGAACTAGCAGCAGGGTTTGCAAAAATAAAAGAGGTCTTCTCAATAGGTATGGCGATTGTATCAGAAGGCGTAGGAGAGGCTAAAGCGGCTCTTCAAGAGATATTTACTGCCTTTCAAAACACTGATGTAATGGGAATATTTACGGGTGTGGGTAATTTATTGCTTGCAGGTCTCAAGATACTAGGTGGTTTACTAGTCGCCACATTAGGTGCGGTGCTTGCTGGCATAGGAACATACCTCTCAGAACTCTATACAAGATTGAAGACAGAGGCTCTTGACGAGTTCGCTGGTAATGTCAAAGCAGCAGTATTAGCAGCATCGTTGAGAGTCACTGGTGTTATTTTCAAGTTGCTTGCCGGAATATTGTTCCTTGTTGCCTTCTTTAGTGGTGGTTTTGCTCTAGCATTAATCGCATTCGGAATATTCCTGCTTGGCAAACTAGCAGAGAGGATTGCTCCACACGCAGATAAGATAACTGGTTTCCTAAGTGATGTGAAGAACTTCCTCTCGGACATTTGGAATTCAGTCAGCACTTTCGTATCCGACCTAATTACTGGTATCGTTGATGGTATCGGTGATAAGTTAAAGGAAGTAACTGATGTTGGCGGCAAGGTCAAGGATAAAGTCGGAGGAGCGGTAAGTAGTGCTAGGAACTTCATTGGGTTAGCAGAAGGCGGAAGGATAAGTCAAAGCGGTCTTGCTGTTGTTGGTGAGCGTGGGCCTGAACTAGTGCAACTACCAAGAGGAGCGCAAGTACATTCTAACTCAGCATCAAAGGCAATGGCCTCTTCGGTCACTAACCACATAACAGTGCAAGTAACAGGAAGAGTCGGTGCTTCTGATACTGAGATACGAGACATCGCAAACAAGGTAGCGAGAGAAATAAACTCAAGAATGAATAGGACATCAACATCGGTGGTGAAATTCTAATGGCAACGAGCGAAGCATACACAGCGACTAACTTTCGGGTTTGGTTGGAACTACAAAGAAGGCAAGAGATTGGTGGCGATAGGGCAATGAATAGAATACCCCTATTCGTCAATGAGATATCGATTGGAACTCAGAAGACTGTTCCCACACTTCCTATTCCATTCGGTTCAATAGCAACAGGAAAGTCTGAGACACTAGCCTTCGATATGGGTATAGCGAGCAAGAACGTATCTCTGAATGGTATACTACTAAATCAGAGAGTTTCCAAAGACACAGGGGAAAATAGTAATTCAGCAAAGGACAGGATACTCACACCATTTGAGATGGCACAATTGATACACTCCTATGTAGATAGCAGTGCCGCACAAGATGACCAGTCTATGAATAAGATAATCATATTGATTCCTAGTAGAATTGATACTAACTTTGAGTATCATACGAGTCATAATCCCGGTAATCCTAGCGCACCTGAAGGCTCTGAAACACTGGACATGGATGAACTGCCGTTGATACCATTCACGTTTGACAACAGGAGATACGATGAGAGATTCAAGAGAGCCACTAATGATTTCATAGAGTCGAATACTGGTATCTCAGATTTGATTGATGAAGTATCAGCCAGTTCCTTTACAGATATATCAGAGGCAGATGAATTACCGGGAATGTTCGGATTCATTCGTTCTTTCAATACTACTTTTTCAGGAGAGCAGCCTAACAGCGTACAATTCACCTTAGAGTTTGAAGTTGCTAAGGTTCTCGCAGAGAATCCAATCAACAACTTGTAGGTGAAAGAATGGCAACAAGCACACATGTAGGAGATACAAGGGCATTGGTATTTCCTGTATTATGCGATGGGCATCTAAAGATAGAGTATGATGACTACAACAGTAATGACTTGGTTGGTAGTAATACGATAGATACGTCAAAGCATCCTCTTTGGGACTATGGAGGCCCATTCAGCATTGAAGCCATAATCACCCCTTATGATGTGAATGGGATTGGTCATAGAACATCAGGACAAGGAAGGCTCGATAGCACCAAGACTCCCCCTAGTCCGAACCTATCACTAGACGACCAAGAAGATACGACATCCAACTATGAGAGTGTCAGTTATTTCGGAGCAGGTAGAAGCACACACAAGATGATGCTTTTCTCTAACTCGTATCTAAAGTTCTACTTGCAGAATACCACATCTTCTAACTTCAATCAACCCGCAGAGTACAAGATGGTAGTGGAGATAACAGATTCTGTTGGAACACCGATAACACACACAATTGATACAGATGCTGCTGTTTTTACCTCTAAGAAATCTCTAACTGGATACTATGATGCTGATGGTTTCTACAATGGTATCACCACAGATAAGACTAAGATAGCATCAAGTGCAACAGGCTCTCTACCAACCGCAACAGCAGAAATAACGGGTAACTTGGATAGTTTCACTAATACTGCTGCTGTTCCAGCAACATTGGGTACTGCTACAATAACCGTTGCTACTCTACCCACTACTAGCAATGGTGCTTTGGATACAACTACTACTGCTGCTGTTCAGGCTACTTCGACAATCACCATTAGTAGTGGTTTTTCTCCTTTCTTGGTAACTAATACCACATCTGCAACAGACGCTATTGCAGTAACGATTCGCAATAGCAATGGTGGAGGAACCGGGGATAAGAAAAGATTCTTCTTCATGGATACCTCTGACTTTCCCGGTGTCAGCACTGGTGATAGAATAAGGTCAACTAGTGGCTTTCAAGCAGAGGGTGGTGGTCAAACTGTTGGGAATGACTATGGGTATAACAATGATGACATTGCCGTTGCAACATCAGAAACAGCGAACACGGCCTTTCTTAGTGAGTTGGCAGCAGCAATAAATTCCACAAATGCAGGTATGAACTGTACTGCTGTATATGCAGGAAGTCCTGCAACCTCTATCACTTTAACAAAGGATACTGCTGGAACTGCTGGAAACCATAATGGCACTAGTAGTGGAGTAGGGCCATTTGAAGGAGGTTCACTTGACTCAGGTAACAAAATGTCCATCAGTACCTTCTCAGGTGGTGCTGCGGCAGTTACTGGTAGCAACATAAATGAGTATCTCACAATCACATTGGCTAATCAGTCAGGAACTCTAACAACGAAGAGATTCAAATTTGTACCAAGTGCCAATGCTACTGCTAACAGCGTAGGAACAACACAGGATGGTACAAGCGTTGTAAGAGTGCATAAAGCATCCACTCTTGCTGGCTGTGCCAATGCTTTGAAACTTGCAATAAGACATGCCAACGGTTTTGGTAATCTGACAGGCTTTTCAGATACGAATGCAACACACAATAGTAATGTCATAACACTCACATCACCAAACGCTGTGACTACGAATCAAAACAATCAGGTCTTTGCTAGGACAACAGAGTATACCAGTGATAGCATCGTGACGATTGGCTCTAATCCGTTTGATAACTTCGTAGCATCAACACCCGCAGTTACCCCCACTGCATTCATTACATTGGAAGACAGTAGTGGCACAATCAAGAAATACAAACCAACGAAGGGTGCTAACAGTGAGAGCAATGGCTCTACTGCAACAGAGGGAAGTAACGATGTTGTTTTCTTCACGAATGTCGTAGGTGATACTGCAACTACTGCTGATAATCTAAGAGCAGTTATCGCAGGTTCTTCAGGTCATAACGGCACTCTCACAGTATCTAGAGTTGGAAGCACCGTTACTATTGTAGCAGCGTCAGCAGGAGACCAAGCAATCAGCAGTACAGGAATAAGTTCAGGACTAACGTTAGGGGCATTCAGCACGAATATCAGAACGATAACTGTTGGTTCAGGAGAAGCAGATGGCATTGGTGCTGGTAATAGCATATACGATAACGCTGGTACATTGATAGGAACTGTTTCTAGTGTCAGTGGTAATTCTATAACTCTTGCAGCAGACCCTGCTGCAACAGTCACATCCACCATATACAGAGACCAGCAGAGAGAGGCATTGTATCTTGAGCAGATAGCGAAGGTGGGTATCTCTTTCAATAAGAACACCCTTACCTTCTATCTAAACAATCAACCTGTGAAAAGGGTGAAGGTGAACATAGGCAAGTTCAGACTAGGAACTAGTGATTGTTATATCGGTCAAGATGGCAGTCTTAACGCAGCAAATCGAAAGGCCACTCAATTCATGGGAGAGTTGTATGAAATAGCGTTTCACAAATCTGCTAATCCCTGTGCATCTATCACGACTCTAACTCCTAACTTCAGTGATACACTGTTGTACTATACGTTTGGTGATTAAGATGGCAAAGGCAAACGGTACTATGGTTTATCCTCTGTCAATAGAGGTTAACGAAGATGATGCCAATGAAGCCTATGCCAGTATGACTACTGAGTTTTCCACTGGAAAGGCATTCAAGGATGTATCTGTGAATCCAAAGTTGAAAGCGACATTCGTAGAGGCAGAGCAGAACGGAACTGGTAGTGCTACATCTGATGTCGTTGCATCTGCTATCTTCACTGAGATTAGAAAAGGGCCATGTGGAACTTCGATATCTAATGATAGAGCAGATATGATAGGAAATAGGATACTTCCACATAACAAGACCCTCACATCATATGCGACAAACAAGGAGATAACTCCACCATACAAAGTCAAGGTATTCGATGAAAACGCAAGCGAAGGAGAGACAAATAGAAAATTCGTATACTCAACAGTAACTAACAGTTCATCTGCACCTGCCACTGATACCCTTGCTCTAGATATAGAGAACTATGACTACTTTATTCTACTCAACCCTGAGATATACGACTCTACTACACAATCAGACACAGCAAGACCACACTTTGCTAAGATAACATCAATTGTCACGTTTGCTGACTTTGGAGATGGTCTAGAGTTTAGCCCCAAGTATCCTACACCAATACCCAAGGGAACTAACTTTGAGGTATTCAAAGGGCCAGCAAAAACAGCAACTGATGTCATGGCGGTTAGTTATGGTCTTCGTGGTGATAACCAAGCATCAACAGACAACTACGATGTCCTGAATCTAGTTGCCACACCTACGTTCTACTTCTACAATGACAGGTTAGAGCAGGATGACCAATTAGACTACATGGAAAAATACACTCTGACTAGGCTTAGATGGTATGATTACTCTGACACTGTGACAATGACATCCAACACAGAGATAGCACTATACTCAGAGGGTAGCAGCACTGTAAAATTCACAACAAACAGTTCAGGTGACACTGACAAGTTATGCGAGGGAATGTCACTCTTTGACAGTGGAACAGATGAATGGTATGGGAACATCAAGGAGATAACTGGAAATGACATACATCTAGAGGTTGCATACAAAGCAAAGAGTGCAACAACGAGCAACTTCACCGTGAAGATAGGAAAGGGAATACAGAACATAGTATTCAGAACTCATGCCAAGTTGAAAGGCACAATAGAAAGCATCAGTAGAACAAGATTGGATGCCACTCTCGTTGACCATCTCAGAACCACAGATGATGCTGATGGGAGTTTCGACCCGATGTTTTGGCACAAGGCATTCCCGAATATGAAGAGACACGAATCAGATAGCACCAGTGCTACTGCTTCGACCCTTGATGGCAATAGGAATGGCCCTTCACGATACATCACATCCGACCCAAGGCCGAGGAGAAACGACATCGTTCCTCTTGTCACCGATGTAATTGTCAATAGCCCACAGAATAAGATGAGTAAGATGTGCAAATTCAAGGCGATGAATAACTCAGGAATACTCCCTGAGAAGTATAAGGAAGGTCAGACTCTGAAGGTGATGAAGAATCTATTCTCAGATAATATGTCATTCAAGACGCTTCCTTTCAAAGCCAGCAGAGCGAGCAGCACAACAATACAGTTTGCTGATATGGATGATTCACATGACTACAAACTATCTGAGAAACTACCAACAAACTCTATCATACTAGTTGATGACTACTATTATGTCGTCAATACTGTAAATACGAAAAGCGGAACAACACAGAGTCTAACTGTCAAAGCAAACAAAACCCTACACGCAAACACATTCACCGTTTCTACTTCAGTTCATGAGTTCTCAAATGCGACAGTTCAGATAGCACCTTGGACTGAGGTGTTGAATACAGAGGACTTTGACTCTGATACACAAGTGCATTATGCAGATGCAAACAGATTGACAGTTTCAGGGACTACAATAAACAAAGAAGACAGCAAGTTGTATAATACGAAAATAGTATTTCCTAGAGTATCTACACATCAGAATACTGTTGACTATGTGGATAAGGATATGGAGTATGTCAAGTTTCAAGATGGTGATAGAAAGTTCTATCAGAACACCAGTAACTCTAGGTTCTACTATTATGAAGGAACATACAGTCTACAAGAAGAGGCTTTTGACGGCACAGTTGAATTGAGTGAGACAGAGACAGAGAATGGACTTACACTGTTAACACTGGAAGGCAGAGACAACTCCTCCTCGTTATTGAATACCCAAGTGAATCAGAATCTTCTCTTCACCGAGGATATGATACATAGCACATTGAATCCAGTGATGCCTCTTTCTAACACTGAGACACTGACTAGCGTTAGTGTGAGTGGGAAGGTGATTACCCATGCTTCAGGAGATGGCTTCACACCTACTGCCAAGATGCTTCTCTTCACTAGAAACACAGGGGTCTTCATTGGTGAGGTGGCATCTGCAACAGCCACAGAAATAACACTGACACACAAACCACTAGCACATATGTCTACAACAACCAACATTTGGTATTACAATCCATTTACCGAAGTGACGTTCTTATCGGGAACTAAGGCATTAGGAAGCAATCCTGCTATTACATCTACAACTGACTTTAGGGGTGTGAGTGACAAAGGGGTTATTCTTCAAGATAGTTTCTCGTTCGATGTTAGCCTCAACAAGACGAAATTAGAGGGAACTTCAAACAGTGGTTCTTTCCTTGAGAACCGGACTCTAGGATATGACATTCAAAAGCCAATAAGCATCGATATCTTAGATAGTGGTGTTTCCACTGAAGATTCAGTCTTTGCCTTTCAGTTGTCAAATGAACTTGGAACATCTACGACAGATGTAAGCATGATGACTTTCGCATCAGAGAGATTCAACGTCTTGGACATCATAGAGAAGGATGACGGCGGTGCTAGAATGAGAATAGCACCCACTTGTCCCGTTGTAATGGGCAGGGTCGAGAATAACACATCGGATACTCGTACAGGCTTCTCCTTCTACTTGGTAAACAACGGCATCAATGACGGTGGTTTCCTACATAGATTTGACACAGGACATACTACTTCCACTAATCTAGACTTGATTGCTTCTGATGATATCTACACTCCAAGAGAGACATTCAGATATTGGGACTTGCAGAAGTTTAGTAGCGGTACAATAAAGAAGACATCAGGTGGAATATACAACAGGAGTTCCAAGCAACAGAACATCAGAGGCTATGCAGTAGCGTATCCAATACTTGGCACTGGTGATGCACCTTCTTCCACCACACTTACCGAATCATCGAGGCCAATATTCGGAAGCAATATGGTGAACAGCAACTTTACACATGTGAATACAGCAGGGAGCATATTTGATGCTACAACTGGTGTGTCAACCCTAGTGCCTCCAACTAGAATACCTACTTCCAAAACAAGTCTAACTAAATTTGAGCCATTGATAGATTGGGAAAATCTAGATGGGAAAGCACAGGCGTATGAGTTGTTTGCTACAGGAGACTTGTATCCATACTCAAAGTTGAGATACAACAACATAGGAAGTCAGACACTCAACTACGATGACCTTGCCTGTCTATTGGAAAGCGAAGGAGGTATATCTGCTACTGAAACGACACATTCTGAATACGATGGAAAGAGTAAATCAATGGATAAGACAGACAATAACTTTGAGAGGGCTTCGATAAAGGCAGCAAACAAGACGACTAATCAAATCAAGAGATTCGGTATTGCAAGACTAGTTGAAGCCACATTCGATTGGCATTTCAATCCAGTTGATGCAGATTCTTTGGAGAACACCTCTGCGTATAAGGAGAACTATGGGGCATATGCGTTATTAAGAAGCAGAGAGGCAAGCAAGGACAACTTGAAGTTCTCAGTTGCGAGTAACAATGTGTCCCTATCTTGGACTAATGGTGGCACACTTACCATACCCGCATACAGCACAATCTTCAATGCAACTAATGGTGCTTTGATTGCTACTACTGGTGGCTCATCACAAACAGTTAGTTCAACGGGAACTGTCACTGCAACTATGCATGATACGACAGATGCGACAGATGTGGAGGCATATCTAATTCCTGAGTATGGTAATTCAAAGACAACACCATCTTTCACAGTAGATGGATTTGATACACTAAAGACAACAAACAGTTCTGATACAATGGATATGAGTAGGGTTCTCCTGATGAGACCCGGCTACAAGAGTAATGATGCCTCATTCCCATTCAGATATGCTAGATTGACAAACGGTGATGGCAGTCCTGATGTCTACAACCCTCCGGGTGTTCTATTGCCATTCATATTCAATGCAGAGTACAATTCGGCAGATACTGCTTCTGAACTTTTGAACGCAAGGAAATCTCCATATCACGATAGCCAGCAGTGGAGCAATAGCCTATTTTCTAACCCTCCTTACCTTCACCTATCTAGAGTTTTAGCAGGACTCATGCAGAACTTCAAGGGAAGCACTACACTGACAACCACTTCCAAGATGGGCTATGCAGACAATGTGCATCCCTATGAAAACTGCATTGCTGTATTCCGTGATATCAAGAAGATAAGTTCAGTCGGCCCTGATGTTCCTGAAGACATGTTTCAGACTAGTTGCTTCTTGGGAACTAGACAGTTTGTAGACGCTTTTGACGATTACCAAGGAGGCACTTTTACCACACCGAATGACTTTGACCAGCACACGCCTAATACTATGGTGTATGAGTCTATTTCTGCTAGTTACAAGGCAGTAACTGGAACGCACACGTTGGAGACAAAATCCTCAATGGGTGATGCTCTAGGAGCAAACGCTAATGCTGTTACAGAAGGGTCTCCCACTTATTTCATGGACAAGAAGAAAGGAGATACGGTCTCTACAAGCAGGGTGCAGAATCACGTTGACCTAGCATCCAATGACGGTGGTGGAGTCTACTCAGCAAGGATGCTAATCAAACCCCTAATCAATACCGCAGATGGAAATGTCGTACTCAGTAATGGCAATAGAACGCTGACGATAGACTTGGATGACACTGATTCTGCACACAGTTGGTTGGAATTCGCTCCTAATCTAACAGGATACTATCTCGTAGGCAACAGAGGCATAGAGTCCAGCAACGAGACTAGTCTTGGTTCTAATGATGTAACAGGAAGCAACAAGGATACGCTAGGCATATCATCCAACGACACATTGAACATCGCCTACATGGGGAAGATAGTAAGTCACACACATACAACAAGCACTGTCAGTGATACAAGTAGAGTTCACACTATAATCCTAGATGAACCAATTTCTAGCAGTGAACTGCCATTCTTCCGCCTAATGAGATTAGCAGAGACAACATTCAGAGACACACCGAACGAGATAGTCTTGAACCAGTTATTCAGCACAGGTTTGGACTACACAGAAACCTCAAGTGGGTATAGAACAGGCACTCTCGGTAATCCTAACTATCTAGGCTTCGGTGAGAATCATCAACACACGAATGAAGGGGTATTTAGTGCGTATGTGTTATTGAATCTAGACTCTGCCCCATCCCCTACTGTCATTGAAGGTGGTCATGCCTGTCAGTCTGCTTTCAGTAGGTCATTCCGAGAATCAGTAGAGATGCTACCATACAATGACGGAGATACATTTGAGGTGATGGTATCTGATGGTGAGACTAAAGATGTGAAGACAATGACTGTTGATTTGACTCTGAATAGCACAACAGGAGGGATAAGAAGAAATAAGTTTAGGCTCACATACGATGGTGTTCTAAACGGCAAGGGTGTTGTTTCATTCGGGGAGATAATCAATATAGAACTCAGAAGAAAACCAAGTCTGCAAAACATAACGACTTGCCATATTGGAACAAGCATGATTATCGGAGAAGAAATAGAGACTCACATGGATAAGATAATCAGGGATGCAGGAATGACCTCGGACTTGATACAGACGCAATCGGATTTCACAGGAAATATAGTGCAGTCTGTGAATAATAACGTCATTACCTGTAAGGCAACAGTAGAGAATCTAGAAGCAGGGGATGTAATCTACACACATGAGGGTTATCCGATTGGAGTTGTTGGTTCTGTGTCAGGAAGCGACATCACAGTTACTGATGTTCATACAGATGGAGATGTGGATTTATGGTTCATCCCTGTTCTTAATGATGAGATAATTAAGAGAAATAAGAAGACTTTCATCGCAACCAATAATTTCAGTAACAAGCCAGCATATGAAACTTTGAATGAAATGGCAGGAAAGAAAGGATTGGATTTTAAAGTTAGAAACAAAAAAGTGGTATTTCGTGACTTAAAATCAAAAGCCTTAACGAGAAAACAGACAATTTCCTATGGAACACATAGAATCTTCTCTGTAAAGAAAAACAGTTCATTGTTTGCAAAGGCAAATAAAGTGACAGTTGTAGGTGATAAAATCTCTACAACCGTTGAAAGAAATGTCAAAGGAAAGGGAACGCATATCACATTTGTTGACCCCACTCTGAGGAACATATCTGATGTAAAAATAAAGGCGAATGAATTGCTAGAGTTGTATAATCAAGACTCTAGAAAAATAACCTTGAGCCTTGAGAAGAAGGGGTTGGAGACTCTAGAGGCAGGAGACATAGTTTATCTCAACATGACACAGCATGGTATACCTGCGGGTGACTACATGATTTTTGAGATAGAGAATGTCCTATCGAGTCAGTTATCCATGACAGTTGGGACTTTTGATAAGACGATTGCTGAGAGACTAGCAGAACTTGGCTCGCAACAACGCTCTAGCAGTTCGACTCTTTTCAGTAGAAACGCAGAAAGTGTTTCCACTGGTCTATCTCTTACAGATTCTATATCGTTAAAGACTACACTCGTTCAGTATACAATCACTGGTAGTGGGGAGAGTTCAAACATGGGCTTCGATGACCTTGTAGGATTCACTGAGGAAGTAGGATTTGAGAATACAGGAAGTCAGGTAATAGGGTATTATACAAGTGAGGATTGAAGATGACAGTAGTGAATGAAGGAGCAGCAGATATTGCGGATTTGATAAAGACGAACTACCAAGTGGTAGCGATTGGTGATGGAAGAGATACAACCTCTGCCAGTCAAACAGGGTTGAATAACTTCACATTTCAAAAGACTGGACAAGTACCTACTATTGTGGGTTCTACTTTGATTTACAATGTCGATTTTACAGGAGCGCAGATACCAGCGTCAGGAGTCTCAGAAATAGGCATTTTCAAGAACGGAACTACGAATGGAAACGGCACGTTATTGAGCCGAGTCACCTTCACGAATACTGGTGTTGTTGCAAGCGGTGACACTGTTTCGTTTACAATAAGAGTAGAGGTGGATAACTAATGACATCAAATCCGGGTATTATCTCAACACTAGCAACCAACCCTTCTAGCACACAACTGAAGGATGGGACAGATAACATACACTCAGGAATAATCAAGGCACTGAATGTCGCTAGTGGTGAAGACAGGGGAATAAGCGGGTTTGCATTGACTCAAGGCACAACTAACAGTAGAACTCATTTTCAAGTTGCTGAAGGTAAGATACTCAGACAAGGAAAACTATTCACAGTTCCAACTGCCACGCTCACTACCACTGTTGCTACTATCGCTGCTAATTCAAATGACTGGTATGGTTTGATTGTCGCTTGTGATGGAACAGAGAGTGGTGAGACTGCTAACACCTTGAAGTGGAGATTCGGTGCTGTCACAGGTAAAGCAACTACTGGCTCTGCTACTGTTGCAGAACTAAAGGGTGGAGACATACCGCTCATACTGGTAAAGATAGATACAGCAGAGGCAAATAATGCCACTAGCAGATTGCACCAGTATCTGTTCTATCCTCAAGCAAGCAGGGAGTTCTCAGCATTAAACTCAGGCTCAGAGACAATGAGGATAAACGCTGATGGGACTTTTGAGAAGTCAGGAAACACTGGAAAAATATCACTACCTGCTGTTGGTAGTAGTAACAGGACTCTAGTAACTGATAATCAAATTACAAGTCTAGGAACTTCTAGTTTAGCAGACGATGCAGTAACTGCGGCTAAGTTAGCATCAAACGCTGTTGTAGAAGCAAGTATCGTAGACTCAAATGTAACTACTGATAAGATTGCAGATGGGAATGTTACAACTGCTAAGATTGCAAGTGATGCAGTGACCTATGACAAGATACAAGACATAGGTACTGCAAACAGGGTATTGGGCAAGGCTTCCACTGGAACTGTGGAGGAGGTTCAAATCACCTCTGCAATGATAACAGATGGAACAATAGCAACAGGAGATGTCGCTGACGATGCAATCACATATGCCAAGATGCAGAATGTATCTGCTACAAACAGAATACTAGGAAGAGACTCCTCCGGTGCAGGAAACATAGAGGAGATAACTCCTGCTAATCTAGTGACCATGCTTGGTATAGAGGCAAATGCAGATGTCACAGATACAACAAACGTAAGGGCTGCTCTTCACAATGCGAATCTAGGAACTTTCAGCCTTGGTGATTCAAATGATACTATTAGTGTAGGGAACTTGTCTATCGGTGGCAACCTGACTGTTAGCGGTACTACAACTACTGTACTCTCAAACACTGTCAATATAGGAGACAGTATAATCACTCTAAACTCAGATGAAACAGGTGCGCCATCGGAAAACGCTGGTATAGAGGTAGAGAGAGGAAACCAAACCAATAAGACGTTGATTTGGGATGAGACTAACGATAGGTGGACAGTTGGTTCTGAGACATTCGTTGCAGGTACATTCATTGGAAATGTAACAGGAACTGTATCATCTGCTACTGCTCTAGCAAACGCTAGGAACTTTCAACTGTCAGGAGATGTGACATCTAGTGCAGTATCTTTTGATGGCTCAGGAAATGTCACACTATCCACTGCTATTGGAGAAAACACAGTAGGTGCAACTGAGATACAAAGTGGAAGTGTTGGAACTACTCAATTAGCAAACCTAAGTGTGACTACTGGAAAGATTGCAGATTCTGATATCACCACTGCTAAACTAGCGAATGATGCTGTGACCTCTGCTAAAATTGCAGACGATGCTATCGTAACTGCTATGATACAGGATGACCAAATCACGGCTGCTCTAATGGCTGATAACTCAATCCAAACTGCTGCAATAGCCGACAGTGCCGTAACGAATGCCAAACTGTCAGGCAGTATTGCACAGAGTAAGATTACAGGACTAACATCAGCATTGAGTGGAAAAGAGCCTAGTCTAACAATAGGAAGTGGTTTGGACAGAACAGGCTCAACCTTGAAGGTTAAAATTGACGACCTAACCACTGAGAATGGTATAGACCTAACACAAGATTTCTTGGTGTATCACGACAATAGCAGTAGTAGTCTGAAGAAGACGACACTCGCTAACCTCTTTGATAAACTAGTAGCAGGAGACATACCTAACCTAAGTGCTAGTGCAATTACTGGTGGAACATTCGCCACCGCTAGAATACCAAACATAGCAACTAGCAAAATCACCAGTGGAACATTCGGTACATCTAGAATAGCAGATGATGCAATCACCTTTGACAAGATACAGAACGTTAGTTCCAACGTTTTACTAGGAAGAACAACTAGTAATGCTGGCTCAGTGGAAACTCTAACTGCTGCTCAGGGAAGGACTCTTCTAAACGTAGACCCATCAGGAACAGACAACTCCACGAATGTCACTCTAGCAGGAAGTCGAAACTATCTCACGATAAGTGGTCAAGTCATAACACTAGGAGAAATAGACATCAGTGATGATACCAATCTAGTAGCAGGAACAAACATCTCGTTATCAGGAGACACACTAAACGTAGATACCGATTTGGCTAATTATAGCAACAGTAACTCAGGATTCCTAACTGCACATCCTACGATAAGCAACGCAGCATCCTCTGTCAATAACTCAGGAAGAACCTACATACAGGACATAACTCTAGATTCAAACGGCCATATCATAGGGATAGCATCTGCTACTGAAACAGTAACAGATACACAATACAGTGTTGGGGATGGAGGACTAACACAAAACAACTTCACTAACGCACTGAAAAGCAAACTAGACGGAATAGAAGGCAATGCTAATCACTTTGTTTTACAAAAGGCAACGGACTCTGTTCTTGGTGGAATCAAAGTAGGAACTAATCTATCTATAAACAACACCACAGGGGTTCTCTCTGCTGATACACAGTCTGATGTCAACTTCACTTCAGCGTTGAACAGCAAGTTAGCAGGTATAGCAACGGGAGCAACTGCTGGTGCAGATTTCGCAAGCAACGTATCCAATATCTCAGTTACAAATGCTCAACTTGCAGGAAGCATAGCAAACAGCAAACTTGCAAACTCTTCAGTAACTGTGAACGGTAGCACTGTTGCTCTCGGTGGAAGTATCACTCTGACAACTGCGAACGTAGCAGAAGGAGCGAATCTATACTATACAGATGAAAGAGTAGATGACAGGGTAAATGCTCTGATTGTCGATGGAGAGGGAATCACTACAACATACAACGATGGTGGAGGAACTCTGACAATAGATGCAGAAGATGCCACAGCAACAAACAAGGGTGTTGCTTCATTTGCTGCTGCTGACTTTGATATCACTAGCGGGGCAGTGAGCATAAAATCCGGTGGTATAAGCAATGCACAGTTAGCAGGTTCTATTCCAAATGACAAACTCCTAGATATAGCACAGAGCAAGGTCACTGGATTAGTATCTGCTTTGAGTGGAAAGGTAGGTAGCCTAAGTGACTTGAGTATCACTGCATCTGCTGCTGAATTAAACATCCTAGATGGAGTGACAGGGGTATCTGCTGCTGAGATTAGTCATCTAGATGGAGTAACATCTTCAATACAGACTCAACTAAATGCAAAGCAAGCGGCTGGTAACTATCTAACTACCTCCTCTACTATTTCAGACCTATCTGGAATAACAGCATTAGACACAGATATCACTGCCGTAAGTGGTAGCCATGATACTATCCCATCTGCTAAGGCTGTGAAGAGTTATGTCGATTTAGTTTCATTTGATGCAAACGACACACAATACACATTCAGTGTAGAGGATACTGGAAGTGCTAACACAAAGAGATTAAAACTAACAGGAACTGATGGAAGTTTTACTTCTGTAAACTTTGAGGGTAGTTCTAACGTTACTGTTTCTAGAATTAACGAGAGAATCATAATTGATTCTGCATCTCAACCAGTTACTTCCGCAGCATTTAGTGAAGGAACTCTTACATTCACTAAATTAGATAATACAACATTTACGGCCACATTACCTGATGCAACAACATCTGCTCATGGGTTGATGACTGATGACCAGTTTGACAAACTAGCAGGAATTGAAACTGCCGCTACTGCTGACCAAACTGCGGCAGAAATTAGAACACTAGTTGAGTCTGCCTCTGACTCAAACGTATTTACTGATGCTGACCATACTAAGTTGAATGCTATTGAGGCTGGTGCAACAGCAGACCAAACTGCATCTGAGATACGAACATTAGTAGAATCTGCTTCAGACTCCAATGTATTCACAGATGCAGACCACACTAAACTAGATGGTATCGCTGCTAGTGCTAACAACTACTCAATCTCATCTGACTTGCTAGATGAGGATGATATGTCTTCAAACTCAGCAACTAAGGTTGCCAGTCAACAATCAATCAAGGCTTACGTTGATACAGAAGTTGCAGCAGTTGTAGCGTCTGCACCTGCGGCTTTAGACACGCTGAATGAGTTGGCTGCTGCTTTAGGAGATGACGCTAACTTTGCTACCACTACTTCAACAGCACTAGGTAACAGGCTAAGAGTAGACACTAACAGTCAGGGACTAACTGCTACGCAACAGGGCAACGCAATAACGAACTTGGGAATAACTGCAAGCCTAGCGGAGATAAACATCCTAGATGACGGGCTATCTGCAAGTGACATACCGAGCCTCGCTGCTTCCAAGATAACTAGCGGTACGTTAGGCACAGCAAGAATACCAAGCCTTGCTGCGAGTAAAATCACTTCAGGAACATTTGCAAATGCAAGGATATCCGAGGGAAGCGTAACTCAACACCAAGCAGCATTATCAATCACTGAATCACAGATAAGTGATTTAGATGCATACCTAACCGCACCTAGAAGTGTCACAGCAGGTGGAAACACCTTAGCAAACAGTGAGACTCTTGCTTTTACTGCTGGCTCTAATATAACGATATCCGAGAGTGGAGGAGCGGTTACAATCGCATCTACCGACACTAATACGCAACTCTCAACAGAACAAGTACAGGACATAGTAGGGGCAATGGTAAGTAGCAATACTGAGACAAACATCTCGGTGACATATGACGACACAGGTGGAAAACTAAACTTTGCAAGCACTGATACCAATACCCAACTAACTCAAGAGCAAGTAGAAGACTTCGTTAATGGTTTGATTGTTGCTGGAACAAATATAACCAAGACATACGATGATTCAGCAGGTACTCTAACCATCGCTTCTAGTGGAAAGACACAAGAGGAGATTGAAGACATTGTTGCTAACTTAGTAGTCGCAGGAAGCAATGTAACAAAGACATATGATGATGCAAGTGGAACTCTAACAATAGCATCCACCAACACTAACACTCAGTTGTCAACAGAGCAGGTAGAGGATATTGTAGGAGCAATGGTGAGTAGTAATACGGAAACAAACATCTCTGTAACTTACGATGATACCAATGGTAAGTTGAATTTCAGTTCTACCGATACTAACACACAACTGTCTCAAGAACAAGTTGAAGACTTCGTTGGAGGTATGCTTGATGGAACTGAGACTTTCATCAGCGTATCGTATGATGATACTGATGGCAACATAGACTTCGTAGTTCCAGTAAAAGACGAAGACAATATGGCTTCTAACTCAGCAACACATCTCGCTACCCAACAATCCATCAAGGCGTATGT